CAGAAGTTTATCAAGCGGAATACTTAGCTTCAAATGAAAAATAAAGGTTGCTTATGTTAGAAAATAACCCTATAATCTGTACATACCCAACCAGCACAGAGATAACCAACATGAACACAACCAAGATTGAGAAACAAGCCCGCGACTTAGCAATGAAAGCTAAACCGGGGTTTCTTAAGATTGAGGGTAAGCTCTACACTTTCGAGTTTGACCAAAACTCATGGGTTTATAATGTGTATGAAGATGGCTTTCTGATGATCCGGTTCAACACTAAAACCCTTCCTAAAGCTAAAACAATGCTTAAAGAATGGCTTGATAGCTAAGCACTACTAAGCAGGCTGCATAATGCCCATCAAATGATGGGCATAGGTGTATCAACAAGATTAATAGTGTGGGAAATAAACAATCCTCTGGTTGATAGTAGAATTTCCTATGGAAGCCTCATAAAATCTAGTCAAAATGACTACAGGAAGTAAGCTGATTGGTGGACTTTTAGTCGATGTGAGGATGAGTGAAGATACCTTGTGATGTTAAGCTCACTACTACTTTCCTCCAACATTCCCCCATCCCAATATATGAACACAGTCATTTCCCCCCAATAAACATTAGCTTCTTCACACTCTAGCTACAAATAATCCTGTACAAATGTCTTAAACAATGTTATCTGAACACGATAGGTTTTCTCTACTGTTAGCCAAGAGTGTGATAGAAATCTTTGTTAGATAATGTTGGAAATAACTCTTGCACAGAGTGTTGGATGAAGTATACTGAACACAAGAAAGCAAAACAACCAAGACAGGAATACAATCATGCACTCTTACAAAGTCACTATGAAAGATCACCACACTGAGGAACTCTTCTTCCTTGAGATTCAAGCACACTCTATGGAAGATGCTACTATCCAAGCTGCTTTAGCTTGGGAGGATGATACTGTTGAGGATGTCTTGTACATCACTGAAGTAGTAGGAGGCTTGTAATATGCTCACTACAGCCCTCATCCTTAGCTTCTGCACTACCACTATCTGTGAAGAGTATGTCATTGACCACAATCTCACTAAGAGTGATTGCATCGAACGTAAGAAAGAAGAGACAGTAGACATGAAAGGTGAATCCTTTGATCAACTCTACAAGGATGCTGTAGACCGCTATCAGGCTGTAGCTATGACTGGTAAGATTGTTGATGTAAGCCTTAAGTGTGTGATGGATTATTGACTAATACTTATTGAGGATTGACAAATGCAAAACAAATACTCTGTACCAGAAGACATGATCAAGACTATCATTAAATACTATGGCGCTAAAGGTCTAGCAATTGCTATCAACAATGCCTGTGCTCATGGTGAAGTCTTCCTAGAAGCTGACCTTAATCTAGGTGATGACGATGTACTGCTGAACAGTTGGTTCAAAGGTGTAGAGACACTACTAGATGTAGGTAAGAAGATCGATAGGTAGGCTAGTATTATCCCCTCCTAGCAACGTTAGCTGTCTAGTAGTACACAGTGTTAGCTTGATCAATAGGCCCTCTTACTGAGGGCTTTTCTATGCCTGTTGTTTATCTATCTTGTACACTAACTATTAATAGACTAACATCCTTTGTGCAAGACATTGGTGTGTACAGGCTATGACTACATCACTATCTATCAAGATAGCTTAGGTGATAGATTGTGTTAATGATTAGGGGAAGCTATTGGGTAAGAGGTGTTGATGAATTCTTCTGGATATTTTGATATTATGGTTGACGTATGATTGGCGGGGTAGTACCCTTGCTTGACACATGGGCTAACTATCTGGGTTTTCTGGGGACAGCATCCCTTATAAATAAAGGCTTTCAGAACACTCTTGATATTTTCTATATGTAAATAAAAAGGGCTGCTATAAAAGCCAGCCCCTAAATTTATGGGGGTTTGGGACTAGGGCATTTTGAAATTATATAATTTATCCAACACCCGTTTATCTAGTACGTCTTTAAACTCATCTGCCATCTGCCTAGCATGATTTTCTTTAAAGGTTTTGTAGAAACTACTTGCTTCTTCAGGAGTAGGAAATCCAGTTTGAGTCTTTACCCCGCCAGCAGTAGTATTCGCAAAGTATTGTCTGCCACTCTTTGTTACTCCTGAAGGTAATTCCCTATCCCCTTGTACTGGCAATGTAGCATAGAAAGAGTTAATACACACAGGGACGAAACAACATGTCTCAGGGCCATATATTTTATTACCATCTACCAATATATCTTTTTCTAAGTGCCAACCTTTTAGTTTAAACGTTGCTTCCCACCAACTAGCAAAGTTTTGAAACTCTAACCAATCATCACAAACTCTTACTCCTCTAGCACCATACTGATTGTAGGACTTTCTACTAGTGTTGTAACACCTAGACAACATACCATCCCATACTCGGTAACAATCTGTCGTGACTCTATCGACAATACCAAGGATAGGGTAGTTAACAAAATTACCAACTCCATACTTCCTATACTCTAATCTTTCTTGTAAGTACTTCTCACCTGTAACTTTCTTCTCTAGCTCCCTCAAAGCCCTGTTCTCAGCTAGCATCATGTTACGTTTATTTGTTTGTGCCTTATAATATTCAGCAGATGTTGGATACCAATGTAACTCATCTGTATACCCCTCACCTTTATAAGACAACCAACCTAGAACACATTCCACTGTTGTCCAACCATTACGAAGTCTTAGCTTTGTTGTCTTTTTATCCGCACTACAGAGGTTAGTAAAGTCCTCTAAAGGAATACTCTTACCCATGTACTCAACGAATTTCACTTCCTTAGGAACTGGTTCAGGTTTTACTTTCTTTGCTTTCCAATATTGATTGGCAGCAGAAGTATTTAATTTATCACCAAACTGTGCCACCAGATAAGCTCCCTCTGGATTGGGTATAAATGCAATTGCAACCAGTCTATGGACCTTACATAAGGAACTCTTACCATAGTCAGAAATTAAATTAGTGCACCAAAATCCACCGTTGATGGTTTGAGGCATTACACGTCCTGTCTGCTTCTCTTTTACAATTCCTGTGTTTGACACCATATAACTTGTATAACCCTCTACTTCTTTCCACTCTTCCATCTATAAACAACTCCTATATATTATACCGGATTAATTAAATCTAGATATAGATCCTATTCTGTTCACCATAGCCTAAATCGATACCTTGCTGTTCAGTGACAATAGTCTGTCTGGGATATTTCATCCTCAGTATTTCTCTATCTTCCAATGAACGCTTTAGGAATCTGTAACAGAGGGAGCAAGCCTTAACATATAAAATAGCCTGACTCTTCCTCATCTCAAGAAGCTCCATAACACTTTCCGTGGATATTTCCTTTAGGAACAGAAAGCACTTAATGATATTCAGAGTAGATAGTGGTATTTGATTTGGTTTATCTCCATACCAATCAAGACGTGCTACACCAGATACAATATCATCAATCCACACAGGCCATGTATCTGGCTCATCTTTACCATACCACTGTTCACAGAAGTCATACTTAATATCATTCACAAGTACAATAGGTTTACGTCCCCTTGTCATTTAGTTTCTCTTACTCAAGTTTACGAACAGCTTCCTTCTGTTCTAGTTCAGTCATATTTGCTTTCTTCCTTCGTTGCCTCATCCACTCTTTAACTCCAATAGCTGCAAGGGCATCAGCGTTAGCTTCTACCCTTTGTGCAATCTCAGATGTTAAGTCTGGAATCTAAGATTCCTTTACCTGCATCCAACCTCCTATGGTTCGTAGTGCTCACAATGCTTTGTTTGCAGATGATCGACAAACTGTAGTGCTTTAATCAATTGAGGGATATTAGGGTAATACAAGTAACCTTTGCACCCCTCTTCTTTGTCGTAGATATTAAAATACATATGCCTAGCACCATCATAAAATGCAGCTAAGTGAAATACCACCTCAACTTCTGTTTCCTCTTTAGGTTCATCTGATCCTTGACTCATATCAGAAGTAAACACCGCTTCAAAGCCACTCCCGTCTTCCCAGATAGAATAGTTAACTCTACTACCCCACTTAGCATTCCCTGAAATCTGATAAACATCCCAATCCCAAATCTTTTTTGATTTACTACTTTGTGGGTATTGTGCTTCAATTTCTTTAAGCTTTATTTGATCACTCATCACTTCTTTTCCCTCCTAGGTAATTCCTCAAGATATTCTAACTCATTCTCATACATAAGTCTATTCTCCTCCCAATCCTTTTCTTCCCAATTGAATAGATCGTCTTCAGCACACACAGGACACCACTCATAACACTTCACTGGTGGATCATGTTCATCACACCAGTATGACTCATTGTAGTCTGTCATCAATCCTCCCAATAAACATAGTCACTCCAATCAGCATCACAACCACACTCTGACGGCTCATATAAGTGTGACTGAAATAAAGATTACCAACGAACACTCCGTTCATCTCATCAATATCCAGAATCCAATTCTTTACTTCCTGAAAATCTTTAAAATCTTTCATTTATCTCTCCAATCCAAATAAGCTTTCTCAGGAGTTACTCCGTGTCCAATCTTATGCTCAAAAGAATTATCTAATTCGTCAAAGCTAATAGACTTATCAATAAGATATTTTAATGTGTCTTTATACGTAACATAAAACCAAGAACCTTTGTGTTTCCTGATGAGGGGTTTATTCAACTCCCAACCATATCGGCCTATCTTGGAAAACGCCCGTGCCAGAATGTTCAGGGCACCCTTTATTGACGCAGTAGTAGATGTAGTCTTCACAATCAAATTCCTCAAGACGTGTGTTATTAGCTATCCATACTACAGAGCTTTTGCAAGCAATGCAATAGCCGTCTACAAATCCACTGTCACACTGTAAATAATCAGACATTATTTTGATCCTCTGGGAACTAACAGAGAAGTACATTCTTTAATAATATTTACCAAGTCTCGTTTAGTAAGCTCATCCCCAATAGCAGAAAGAAGAGCTTTTGCAAACCCTTCGCTATCTTTTTCATAATCACAATTGCCCAACTGACCCTGCACTTCTTCTGAGAAGTAGTCTAAGGTTTGGTGCCTAATTAAGAATCTATCAGTTAACCCCGTTTTTACAGTCCACTCTTTTTTGTCTTCCCACCCCCAACTCATTTTGGTAACTCCTTTCCAAAGTATTTATTTCTTATTTGTTCGTCTGTATCAAAATCATTGAACTCTACGCCTTCTTTTTGAGCAAGGTATCTAAGAAAATATCCTGTTGCGGTTCTAGGGTCAAGTTCGTAATCAATAGATCTAACCTGTGCCTCAAACGTAGTAGAGCTTTTTAGACTGACGTCATGATGGAACAGTTGGCAATTAATTTTCACTGTTCTCTCCTAAATATTTAAAATACAAATCCTCATACTCTTTGAACTGTGCACACCAAGACATATGCGGATGTTCAGGATTCCTACCATTCATTGTATGAGCGTAGCCACCACAATTACAATATTCTTTGTAAGAATTTACACCTTTATTTTTTAACCACTCTAGATATGTCATTGCTTTGATCCTTTAAATACCCAACTCCACGGGTCACCATAAACTATACCTCCAAAGAATGGATAGGAAAGCACTGATATACAGAGTGTAAATAATAGGAAGCTCATTTTTCAATCCTCACATTAAACTCACTAACCAATTTAAGAAATGAATCATTAATTGCCAGTATCTGTGTCACTCTTCATCCTCCAACCTAAGTTCAATTAGTTTATCAGTGTCTTGCGTTGCCTTACAAGCACACCTGGGGCGAAAACGACTAAGAATGTAACGATCAATCTCTGTTGTAAATACAGATTTGAGAAAAACACCATCGTATACATGACCTTGAATTTTAGCTACATCTTTAAAATCTTTAATTACTATAAACCTAATCTTATTACCGAAAGATTCAATAGTCAAATCCTTTTGTTTAAGTTTTACATTTCCCCCGTCATCATATTTTGACATAAGATTAAACAAATCAACCGCATAACTTTTTGCAGTTTCACGGTTATCAAAGAAATAAGCAATATTCATTTTTCACTCCTCAACAATAAGCTGAACACTTCCTACATGGACAACTCAGCCCCATAGGCTTCATACGATCTTCTACAGGGATGCTATCCCACAGGCACTTGGTATCCCCAATCTGCCCACTGCGAAACTTACTAACATCTCCGTGTGTGAAAGGATAGTATGGCATCTTCTCATCATTCTCTACAGTCTTATACCGTGCAATACTCTCTTCCATTTCTTTGCGAAGTTGTTTAAGCTCATCTTCTACGTTCTGCATACGCTCTTCTAGTGTGATATTCACCATTTCCACTCCTTTAATAGTTTCAACATCCCATCAAGATCCCCTCCTGAAACCTCTTCTATACGAGTGTTCCATAGTAACTCTAAAGCCCTATTACCAGCATTCAAAGCATCTAGGGTATCCATTCCTACAAGGTCTAATTTAACTGTGCTTGCAAAATTATCACAAGCATTGTCCATCTTAGTCATACTCATTGTTCTTTCTCCTATTTAAATTTCTTCCCACGATTATAGCTAGCCTTCTTCCACTTGTACAGCAATCTTTCCTCTTCTTTCTGATAATCATCAGCATATTTTAAATATTGACTTGCTAGAAGTGGTGTATCTGGATGATCTGGGTTAAGAGAAGCTGCTAGCTTTCTGTAGTAGGCTGGAACACTTGGTTGTTTTAGGTCTCTTTTAGCCATTTAACTCAATAACCATTTCAAGCATAATCAAAGCTAACTCTTTATTCTTATGCTGGCTGCGTTCATTCATACTGACAACACCTAATCGTGTAGGCTTATGCATGATCAACACTCCTGAACTTGTAAGGCCTACGTGTTGACCACCTTTAGATTTAATATCTGGGTAGGTTGACACCTCAATATCTTCTGGTTTAATCATATTCTCTCCTTAATTGTTTAGTATACAATGCATAACTTAGTATTTTCCAGAAATGCACTGTATTTAATACTTTTCTCTTAATTTACTAATCTTCAACCATCTCCAATCTTTCTTATGAAACCCAATCCACCAATCAATACTCAGCCTAATTTTCTGTCTCTGCACAGTTTTCACAATAAGCTTTATTATCTAGGAACTCTTTTAAGGTTATCGTCCTATCTCCTGTGTGATCTTTTACACTTGGACCATACCAGTACCCCGCAATTTGACCACATTTACATCTTGGTCTCATATTAACTCACCTTAAAAATAATATAACCTTTCTCGATAGCGTCAGCAAGCTTCACAAGCTGCATATTTCTCTGTGGAAGGTATGTGTAATACTCCCCGTCTTTCTTAACGATAGTGAACACACTATCAGCTACATCTGCAAAGCGAATAGATGAGATTGATTTCAATACAACCCCATCTTGTGCTGTGTAGAATGATGTCACTCCATTAATTGTACGTACTTTGATGTGATTGCTCATTTGTATAACTCCTTAAGTTCATTTCGTGTATCTCGGATGCGCCTGTCTTCACGAATCTTGTCTAATTTTGTTTTACGATCAATTCGATAGTTCATGATGCTTGAGATTTCTTTGATTAGATATTCTTTTTCGTCTTCTGTGAGGAAGAATACATGTTCATAATGACAAAACTTGAGACTTGATCTATCATACTCTAACAAAAACACTGAAGACCCAATCCACCTAGAACCTTTAACGTACCAACCAACACTCAGATCTTTATCCCAAATCTTGTACGCCTTGTAGTCTGGTATTTCTTCAATAGAGTGTACAAGATAAGTACTGCAATCAACTCCAACTTTAAACCTCTTTGGATTTTCACGAACAGTTTTCAGAAAGGAAATAACAGGCTCAGAGATATTCGGGAGTTTCACCACCAAATGCTTTGGATTATACTCTTCTGATGATCTATCACCAAACAAACTCTCTTTAATCCACTTGAACATAATAAATCCCCTTCTCTCGTCGTTCATTATCAGCATCAAATACGCCCTTCCAATAAGCATTGGTAAACATCATCCAGCTTGTTTGGGTATTAAGGTCTTGGAAATACTTATCCAATGTAGGGTGTAGCTCAACATCCATTCCCCAAGACTGTGCAAGGGAGAGGAATGTCTGGAATTGATCTTCGTGTGATTTAACCATTTTCTTTGTCCTGCATCTTGTAAACTGAAATAATGGCAAGAGGAACACTGACAGGGAAGAACAAAGCTGCGATAAAGCTTCCTTTCAAGTTAAATTTATGCTTGGCTGCATAGCAACACAGAGCATCGTTGTGGATTGTTAACAGAACACCTACAACATAGATTATAAATAACATATTTCTCTCCTAAAACAGTCGCTAAAATTCATAGAACAAACATAGTGTATCATACGAAGCTATACAATGCAACTCCTTTACTGTTAAAGCGTCTGGAACATACTAAAACTCCGCATAACTATTCACTTTGCTGCGAGAATTCAAGCACCAATCCCACCATAGCTACAGCAGTCCATGTATAATTAGCATTTACCAGCTGATTTAGATTAGTAAAACCCGTTGATTCGATAAATGCCTCTATATCCACTCCAGTCTTCTTGCAAGCTCGGCGGATATACTTGGTAGCTGATGCTGGGATATACCAATGTGGCATGGTTAGTTTATATTTTGAGGCAATTTCACGCCAATATGGTTCATCTGTGTATGTAGTCTTCAGATTAGCTTTAGCATATTCTTGATCAGCAATACGCTTCTGTTTAATTTGTTCTCGTTGTTCTTCTGTCATTGGCACTAGATGTGTCATTTTGTCACCCCTTTGTCTGAATAATACTGTTCTTCTGTCTTGCCTGTATAGGCTAACCACATATCTTTGTTTACAGAATCCCAATAACTAAATTGTGATTTAAAATAAGGCAGTTTTTTATTAAAGATATTAGTTTGCCGCAGATCAAAGTGTCCAGGCACCTCATTTAATTTACCATACACAAAATCTTTAGCTGCCTGTACAGCTTCTTTATATTTAATCTTACTGGGGGACATTTTATCTCCTAATGCATTATTTTGCACGATCTTCATCAGTCATTACTGTGAAGTTATGATTGTTCATCTTACACTCCCTTTGTATAAATCATATGTACACTGACTACCCATCACCCTAACAGTCAATGCGTCTAGCAGATCAGGCTTACCAGCGCACAATACAATCCATAGTGTAATAAACCCAAGCCAACACAAATCATTTTTATTCATATATTCTCCTTACGCATTCTTTTGCACATCTTAGACGATTTTAGCCGACGATCTGCACTATATTTCACTTAACTAGTTCTAAATATGGTTTATCTGTAAAAAGTAGGTACTGATCATACTCAATTCCGTCAAAAACTAGCTCAGAAAACTCTGCTTTTCTTTTAAACTTTTTACAAATATTGGTTATTGTCTCTTTGTTACATTTCAAAACTGTTCTATTATCTGAGACAACCCTGCGTTCCATGTCCATATGGATCATCCCACATTCATATCCAGCTGTAAAATTAACAGACTGGTCTTCAAATTTAATTACTAATCCAAATTCTGCACTTTCCATTAAGATACCCCTTAAATCGTTATCCCGCTATTTATAGAACACTTCTTAACCAAATAAGTGTGAATATCTTTAATTGTTTCCTCTGTAAAGCTATACCCTTCCTTAGACTCCTCAATCACAAGCTCTCGTGTAACATCCCAAGCTTTAGATTGACATTCTTTGAACACAGCATCATGCCATCTGTTATACATTGGCGATGTGATGACAACATTCTGCTTTGGTGGAGCAATTGTACAACCTGTTATCACAACAGTCAAGGATATTGTCAGGATAAGCTTTACAGAAGAAATATTCATTTTGGTTTGTCCTTGAGGGGCTTCCTCAGTGAGACTTAGTTAATTTATCAAACTCTACACATTTAACTTCCTTTGTTCCATCATCTTTAAACACTCCAATCACTTGCATCTTTGTAAAGTCTAATTGATTGCATTTACGATCTGCGTGTTTACATTCACAACACATGAAGCCTCTAGGGATGTGTGTGGGTTCAGCCATTTCTCTCCTCCTTTAGTGATTCAATATAATCCAATACATCTTGAGTCTGTTGTACAGCATAAGAAATAAGTTCATTAGGTTCTACACCACAAGCTTTAGATATTTTTGTGCAACGATTATTGCACTTTTGTAGGTCTTTGTGCAATAATTCTAGCTGTTTTACAAGTTGATCCTTGTTCACTCCAGATCCTCCTCAATAATCTCTGGAAAATTATAACCCTCATAAATATATAGGTCACAAGACCAATTCATACTGGACCATCGACATAAAGCCATAAAACCTCCTAATTAATTTATAAATATATAATAACAAAAAGAGCAGCTAACCCGCAAGGACTAGCTGCTCTAATTCTTTCTATTGATTAAACAATTCTGATACATTTTCCTCATAGTACTCTCTAACCATCTGATTAATATCCCTATCAGACCAGTTCATTCCCACAATAATCTCTACAGCATTCTCTGGGCTCCCAGATTGCCAATCAAACATACCCACCCAGCACCAATTACCATTAGGGAATAGATAAATTCTGTCCATAGATATTCCTCACAGATATTTAGAATAAAGCATGTATTCATATTCTTTATCAAGAAAATTTACGAGATTACTTGAGACGTAAATATGACCAGTTTTCTTATTCAACTGTAGGCTAACAATATTCACAATTTTAGCAGCCCGTGCTTTACGAACCTTATATGGGCTGAAGTCAAATGGAACTTTGTAGAAATAGCCACTATGATCGGCATAGTGATTATTATGCAATTTCACAGCAGTGTGTATCGAAATGCTCCGGCGAGCTTTATTCTCGTAGTCATAGCTTACAAAGTGTGGGGAACCGAATAGACGACCTTCGTATTCATAACTAAGTCCATGCATGAATTCTGTTAAAGACTTGAATTGAAGCTTATATGTGTCAATGATTTCTTCTGGTAGAAGGATGTTCTCTGTAGCTGTCATTTAGGTTCTCCTTATGGGTATTTAATATACTTGATAGTAGGTGTATATTCAGATTCATCGAATAGCTTATGATACTCATCAATCTGAGCTTTAGCCCAATCCAAGCCCTTAACGTCATCTAGTTCACAATTATTAATACAATTGACATCCGCTTGGTAAGCAAGTTCTCCTTTTTGAGTATCACAAAACATGTATTCAAGCAATGTTGCATAAGGCACTTCAACAAAATCAACCCATGTTGTAATCTTGGTAAGAGGATAACGATATTCTACCTGTGCTTTATAATTTACTGAGTTTAGTTTTTCAGTGACTTGAATTCGTGTGTTCCGTGTATATGGCATCATTACTCTCCTTTAAATTTTGATTACTTCAACACCTTGACTTTTGAGGTATGCTAAACCCTCAACTGTCCTATATTCGTTACGATACCACACTCTTTTAATCTTTGCAGCTACTATCTTCAAACTACAATTCAAACAAGGGCTATGACTTACGAACATCTCAGCACCTTCTGATGTTTCAGTGCTTAGGTACAACTTCTCTAATGCAGCAGCTTCAGCGTGTCTTACAGTAGGCAATGTTTGCCCATATTCATCCTCACAAATCTCTGTTTCCCACTTAGGTGGTTGACCATTTGTCCCAAGGCTTATGCAAGAATCATTTTTATAAATCATTGCACCAACCTTTAGCCTCTGTGCTTCTGAAGTTTCTCCAAACCTGCAAGTCATATCCATTAAAGCTAATGCGTATTTTTCTTTCATTGTGTCTTCTTCAATTGGCTTGCAAAACCCTTTCTACTATTAGAACCGTAGGCGCTATATCCACCATCTTCACGACTAGATTTAGTCTTGATGGTCTTCGATGTCTTCACTGTATAAAAGTTTTCCCCGTATCGCTCATTACAAGCTCGTTGAGCCTCTGATCGATCTGATGTGTGGAAATAAACATAATTTTGCATACTGTCCATGCAGAAGTATGTGGCAGGCTCAATGAATGAGTAATCAGTGTATGTGATGTAATCTACAACCGTGATTTTAACTTCCTTAACCTTCTTTTCACTCATTGCCAATCTCCCTGAGCGTATTCTAGGTCAACCTCCATATTCCAGAAAGGGTCTACATCAAAGTTGTGCTCATGTATACACAAAAAATCCTCGTAGTCATCGCCAAGCTCATAAAGCAAGTCATTCAAATTCATTCTATTCTCCTTTGTGTTAATCTGTCGCTATTGTAAGCCGACAGATTGGGGTCAGTCAATAACTATTTTACAATTACTTCGCCACGGTATGGTTTGACAGGTTTTGGTTTAGATAGCTTCTTCTCTTTAGCCTCCCGTGCAGCAAGGGCTTTCTTAACACCAGCCTCTACAGCTTTCTCAATGATTTCTTCTAGGCTGAACTCTGGGGAATCTTCATCTTCTAGAGCCAGACTCTGATTGCGAGGACAGCTTTCGTCTCCACAATTACACGGCTGTGAGTTCCGATATTCATAAAAACCTTCCATACGGCGTTCCAGCTCTTTTGCACCGAACCAGAACTCTTTACCATCATTACATAAAAGGATTTCATCGTCATTTAACAGACCCTTATATGTTGAGGTGATTTCCTCCTCAAGCTGTTTAATACCAAACTCAGTCTGGGATTTCACATCAGGATTCTTACCGATAGACCCCCAAAAGGCACAATGCGCCATAAACTGGATATGGTCAGCCCAATCATGCTGTTTACACGCCAAAAATACCCCTGTTGCAGCGCTCATGCAGTCATATTCAATAAATCCAACTACGTTAGCTTGAGATTCTTGAATTGCATTAATGATCATTCGTTCAGATGATACTGCACCACCTCTACTATTGATACGAATAATCACCTCGTCCTGTGGGCCACTGGTGCGAAGAGTGTTGCATAGGCTTACGTAATTTTCAGGTTCTGTAATAGGACCAGTAAGGTAGTAAGTATGTTGCTGTCCACGTACTTCTGTTGTAAAGACGTTCTGTGGTGGGAACATCGGAATAAAACTTTCTTCGCTCATAGGATAGTCTCCGGGACAGTATAGTTAATAAATGCTTGGTATGCACGTTCGTCTAACACATCTTTATACTTTTCAGCCCTTTCCTTTACAAGACATTCCTTGAACTCTTTATATACAGCAAATGCCTCAGTTGCACACTTATAGCGGCCTAAGTTTTTGTTTTTACCATTAATTGCACAAGAAACAATATACTTCTGCGCACTGGTTTGGAAAGAAATACCCGCTGGTGTGCCTTTACCCGGCTTCACTTGTGTAACAATAATAGAATTTAGTTCTGGGGGCACAAATACGCACGTTTCAGGACCATAAACTTTATTACCTTGCACCAACACGTCCTTATCAAGTACATGTCCCATATTGTGTCCCGGTTGCCACTGGCACCATTCAGCAAACTCCTGAAAATTATGCCATTGTTCGTCTACTGAACATCCAACATAGGTTGGGAAACGTTGATGATATCCTTCATAATAGCTTCTTGTTAACATACTGGACCAATGAACATACTCGGGCGTTGTATCTATACCCTCCTTTGCTTTATATGGCCCAACCCCAAAGAATCCAATCCCTCTTACTTGTGGATGAAAAGGATTTTTCACCCTACCAGTTAAAAGCTCTTGTGTAGCTGTAATTTTTTCATGGCCAGCGTAATCAATAAACTTTACTGTAATTTTATTACATGCTTCATATTTTATGACTTCTACAGTACAACCTTGTCTTGTAGGGAACTTATCCCCAGCTTTAATTTTAGTTGAAAATACACCACCCACTAAACTTCTCCTTTTTCTTCTTTACGATATGCAATGATCCAGTCTTTGCACTGTTTGCTACGAACAATGTCATTGATATTATCAAAATCTACAAAACCAACATCAAGATGTGGATGTTTTTGAACCATATCTGTTAAATGACGCAGCCCACTGTTCTGATTTAACTCACTCTGTCCAACATCACCGGCAAGAATAAGCTTACAGTTCTTGCCTTGTCGGGTTACAAGCTTTTTAGCTTCATCCCGAGAAACGTCTTCTGCCTCGTCCACGATAAACCAGCAATTTTCTGCACTGAAGCCTTTAATAGTTTCAAGAGGAAGAAAAATAATCTGTCCATGCTTCAAAGCAATTTCAAGTGCAGCTACTCCAATACGCTCATTTAAGATTGAAATTACTGGAGCAAGCCATTGAGTCATCTTTTCTTCAGCTGACCCTTTGAACATACCCAACGATTTACTATTGGAAATATTAGGACGACTAAAAATAATACGATCAATCTTGCCCAAGCGGAACAAATCACAAGCCATCATTGTAGGAATAAAGGTCTTCGATGTTCCCGGAAGGCCAGTCGCTATAACCATATCCTTTTCATTAAGTAGTCGAATGTATTCAGCTTGCTTTTCATTCATAGGTTTGAGTGGTGCAAGCTTTTGTACGTGTTCGCGCTCCTCTTTAAACTTTGTAGCACTAATTGTTGCTTCTGGTTTCCCACCCTGCCTTGTGCGACGAGTCTTTTTACGGGGCTGAATCACTTCAACACCGTCCACTACTTCGATGAAACCGCGAGCATGACCACCCATAGTATATTTCCCTTCTCTAGTTAAGTTTCAAAACTACTTCACTTTGTATGACCATAACCTAACACTTCTTGCTACTCTGTATGCCTATACACTTACAGATCCTTCATCTCTGTCTCAATCGTCGCAATAGCCTTCTCAAAAGAGACATCACCCTCCACTAGTGTAGCAACTGTCGCAATGATATTCAAGAGATATTCTTTACCATCACCCACATAATACACTAAACCAGATTCTGATGTGTATACTCCGTTTGATAGGGTTCCTCGTGTATTACCGACCATCTAGTTTATCTCCTTGCTCACCACACCATTGATAATAAGACTCCAGCAACCCTTGGGCTTTTTGAAGTTTCTTTTTCATGTTCTTGGGTGCCTTTTCTCCTACGGGATGATTTAACAATTCTCTTTCAATTAGCACCTGAATTACAAATGTTGTGTGTAAAGCTTCATGATAATGGAATTTGTCTAACTTCATATTATCTCTCCTTAAAAGTCTTCAACGATCTGCTGATAACTAGCAGCATTCTTCAACACAGATTCTAGCACTTTCCCTTGATAAGTCAAGCCATTATGAATAATCACTAAGAATTCTTTTTCAAATGGCACTTGCAAGCAATTATCTGTGTACTTAAGTCTCTTCAAAGGCAACCCTTCAGTATTCCCATACTTTGCATCAAAGGCTATTACGCCTGATACGCTACGGATATTACCTTCATAGAAATGTAAAAATCCACTCTTGCAGCGAAAGACAAGTGATGTACGCTCATCGTTAATGATTAGGCTGTCTAGTGTTTCTCGTTTAAGTTCTTTGAAATCTGTCACTCTTTAATTACCTCAAAATCTGTGATAGAAAAGTCCCAACATGCTGGATATATGCATTGACCATACTCCGTATATTCCCCGTTATCCCTATCTACATCTAAACTATATAACCCGTCACCATTAGTTAGAATATCTGCTTCATACTCAATAAGCTCTTTTTCAATATCTTCTAGACCACAAACTGTGATTTTACCATTTATTTCATAAATAAATGTGTCCACATCTCCAAACTTCATGACCTTAATTTTAATACTCATCATTTATCCTCATGATTTGGTAGTACATTCTCTCTAGTGTAGAGGTTATTGGCCTTCAAGACTGAGGATAGCACACGATTCTCTTCTGTCAAAGCTTTCTTTTCCTCCAATGTCTGTTTCACCAAATATTCCAATGCCTTGTAGTAAGGCATGTCCAGGATATTTGGGCGCATAAGTAATTCCTGAATCGTTCCCGACAGGCGATCTGGATCAAGATTCAACAACCAACGTATCTCGTTTTCTTTCATGTGTTTTCCTCGGTAATTCTGGATTTATTCATACTTCCCTGCCGTGTGCACAAATGCACCAATCAATAAAACTCTGATACTCGGCTTGATCTATTGAAATCAGCTCTGCTTGAGAAATAGCATACTCAACATCACCACGAATGTAGTCATTAAACCATTGAGTAAGATGGCCTTCATCACTAATCATCTTATCCTTAAGCTGTTCATGAGTCTGCGGTTCAGTGATATCATCCTCACGCCGCCACTGAATAGCTGTATCTGCATAATCCTCAGCTATTCGTTCAGGAGACCATCGGTAGGTGTGTCCAAAGTTAGTCTTAACAATAAATTCTTTCATTTTAATCCCCTCCATAAAATTTAAAGTGTTCCTTAATTTCCTCAAGCAACTGTTTCTCAAGACTTCCTCTGAAGAACTGCCCTGAATCTATATCTATACTATAGTACAACCTAAACAAAAGCTCCTGTGCTTGCTCAGCTTCTTGTAATATTGTCACAAGTGATTTTAATTCCATCAAACCCTCCAGCAGCTATTCATGTTATAAGGCGGTACAAGGTAAATTTCAGCAAATGCGTTCGCAGATTCTCTTGTGGAGAACTCAGCTAGCTTCTCACGTTTGTAAAATATTGCAAAGCGTTTCTTGCCATAGGGTTTTTCTATTAGTTTTAGTTTTGTCATTACTAAATACCCTCCCTTTGCTTGGAAATATTACCCCTCTCAAGCAAAATAACACTTTCTATATTTTTTAGTATAGACAATAAACTCTTAACTCTCCCTTTCTTTCCAGAGTTCATTGCTAATTCTAGCTGACCTCTAGTAAAAGCTCTTGCTATACATAGCCCTTCGATTACACCTTCATTCCAAATAGTCATATCTTCTCTACTTCTGTATTTGATAGAAGAATCATAGCATAGTGATCCATGGATTGCAATAGTATTTTTGAGTAATTTATTTATGGTTAGATTTTATTGGAATAGGTGGTTGACATAGAACATTTTGTATGACAGTATGATTGGACATTGTGCTTCAGAGAAGGCACATAAATCAAACTATGATAGCTGGGATCTGGCTGTAGGCCACATACTGCCTAGCTTGTAGATAAATTAGACCCCCATATGGTAGAGAGGAGATATAGGTGGAGGAGGAAGAGGAGAATGTGAGTACAAGACTACTAACATACAATATTAAGGTTGGAGTAGTAGCGAGTAACAAGGTAAGAGCTATGGAGGTTAAATATCCTTCTGTAATGGGTGTAATTATAACCAATATGTTAGCTTGCCTTAAGAAACAAGATAGATTGATGTACTCAAGACGTAAGCAGTACAAACCTAATGTCAATTCAAACAAGAAGAACATAAATCCAACACAAGTAATTAAATGTGTTGATATTCTTGTAGAATTAGGATATGCTATCAACGTTATTGGTAATGCACATAGCAACAAGGAGAATAGAACAATGAGCTACATTGTACCTACTGATGAATTTATTAAAGAGTTCTGCACAGACGAAGAACAAGCAGAAATAGCTTATAATAGCTACATGTCTGCGTACCAAACGATCCAGCTACGTGATGAGAAGGGGCTAGATACTAACTTCTTTAATACACAGAGGCTTAAAGAAGCTTCGGAGCTTGTACAGAACTTAAACAAGATCAACGAAGGTTGTGTTATTCGTGTTGGATATGCTAAACCTCTAACTAATTTCTACTGCCGTATCTTTAACACTGATATGGATCATGGTGGCAGGTTCTATAAGTCTGACGTACTACGCATTAAAAATAAAAAGACCTCCACTCGCCTAGATATTACTATTGATGGTGAGGAGATTGTTGAGGTAGATTATAACTCACTGCATTTCCGTATCTGCGCAGCAAAGGAAGGTATTGACACATTCAGTCTGCCTAAAGATGTATATATGGATATCCTACCGGATGACGAAAAGACAGACATGAATCGTCTCATCGTAAAGCTTGCAGTTAATATCATGTTCAACGCAAAAGATAAGAAGTCTGCACAGAAAGCTATTCAGGAGGAAGTTAACAAATACAAAGATGATCCTGATATGAGCTTTACAAAAGGCGCATATGTTCACTTTCTTATCATGGAGGCGTTCCCTAAATTCTCAAAGTATTTCTGCCGGGATGATAGCTATGGTCTTCGCTTACAGAACGATGACAGTTGGCTAGCTCATAAAGTCTTGAAGCATTTCGTTGATCAAGGTAAGCCATGTCTTCCAGTGCATGACAGTTTTATTGTCAAACGAAGTGATATTGATTTACTGACTAAAGCAATGGGTGACAGCTTCCGTGAACAGTTTGGGGTAGAAGAATGGGTTCCAGTCACTATCAACTGGAAAGACGAAGATGAAATTTACAAGAAGAGTGTAGTGGTATGAATAACACAAATACTTGGTGGTATGGCTTTAAAGAAGCGGAACAACTTTACTATGAGGGTTTTGTTCCTGACTACAGTGATTTTCTTAGTGATTATATTTATTTTGTCAAGGACTACTGTATGCTGGGTATACCACTGAAACACAAAGAACGAAAAGCTGGAGTTTTAGATTATATTAAGTACTTTGAAACCAATGAGAAATATATTTCCAAAACCTATTGACATTCACTATTCAATAGTGATACTCTTTATATTATAAATCAAAGAAGGGGTCCACTTATGGGCGAGATTCATTTCTGTTCCCAGTGTGGACGGATTAACAACTATTGTGTATGTGATATTGAGGTAGAATACCTAGAGGATAGCATTGAAGTGTTTAGGACAGAATATTCATTTGAAAGCCTTACTGATCCAGATTTCAGTGTTTACAAAACTATTTTACCTAAATATGAATAAATGCTTGACAAACAATCAAAAACATGCGATGATTAGATATATTCAGTCGTAAAGCTGAATCACGTAATAAAAGCCTTGGTGATATGGCACGACTCTATCGATTTCCATATGTTTGTCGGTAGGGTGCGAGCAAGGCTTAAGGTTCACATATTACAAAAGATGCTTAGGCTGAGTATGTGTGACGCTGCATAGGCAGTCTTGTTCAGCCAAGATTTCAGATAGCTTAGGTTACTGATAGTGCCAGACTCCCGACATAGTTAATTCTATGGCTCCAGAGACCACTGGTTTAAAGAGGAGTCGAGTGAAGAACACATTCAATCTTGACGAAGATTGTCTAATTCCCTTTAAGGGGCTTGAAGAATTCTGACGAGAGTTTAAAGTCTTCCCTTTGTGTGACGGGGAGCAATGACTTACGCAAGGCACTCTGGATAGTACAGAGTAATCAGTAAAGAGAGAACTTGATTGGTACTGGTAGAAAGTTACCTAAACGAGCAGTCAAGAAGTGAGGCTGGTGATGTACAGGTGAAGCTGTGCGGAGTATCTTAGCTGATCAAGACATAAAACGAGGCGACTCTACGCGCCTATCTCTTACATTGTTGGTAATCAATCCAACCCTTGCACCTATTTATATTCCGAAGTAGCTCAGCAGGCAGAGCGGCAAACTGTTAATTTGCATGTCGGTGGATCGTACCCACCCTTCGGAGCCAATTTAAGCCTTTGTACCGTATCGCTCAACGGATCAACCTTGTAAGTTGAAAGCAGTCAGTTGGACTCTGACCGAAGGCTCCAAATATTCCCGTAATTCAATTGGATAGAATATCTGTCTTCTAAACAGAACGTTGCTGGATCGTACCCAGCCGGGAATACCAAACAAGCAGTAGGCTTGTAAGTGGCAACTTTGCCAAAACTGAAGATCCTGAATGGATCGGAGAAATAAAATGATTAAATTTAAAAACGTTGAGCCAGAAAACCTTAACCATAAAGTTGAGTTTGTTGTACGTCCAGTAACTCGTTATATTGTTACCCGGTACAGTAAGACCGAGACTACAGGAAACTCCGAAAATTGTGGGGAGTTTCCAAACGTTGGCCTAGCCAATCGTACAGCTCACGCCTTATCACTGGCTGAGCTTAAACACAACCCTTTTGACGAAGTTTATTACAAACTTTACAGTCACGATTATGACGAGCTTGAGTATCCAAACAATGGATACATTCAAGTTAGTTAAAAGTTTCACCTACAATCACTAAGATTAAGTCTAAAAAGATTGTGGTATTCACGCTGTCATTTTCCTCTCCTTACGACAGCACTTAAGATATTCTCTGTTCCTCCTCTCTCCTCACAGATAATATCTTCTGGCCTTGGATAGATTATAAGAGTCCTCTCCTTCTCGTATAATCTTCGCTAACAGGGCCATTTCTTAAAATTCCTGTGACTGATTAGTTATTATTGCAAGTGGACTTGTCAGGAATTTTAAGAAATCATTTATTCATAGGAATATACATTATGACTACCAAGAATAAAAATCCTAGTCCAGCGACAAGATTTGATGGTCCTAAATCAAACCGTAAAACCACTGGCGGTAACAGTAAACGCATCACTAAAAGCAAGCTTCGTATTCTAGAAGAACAATTGCTTGAGATGAAAGATAAAGCTCTTGAGAATATCAAGAAGAGTATCAACGGCGAACAGATTGACACTGAACAGCTTGGTTCAAGTAAGTGGTTGGTTAACAGCATCGTAACAGTGTCAAAATCAGCTAATGCTGAAGAAATTTCTTACAACAAGCTTAAGTTTGAAGTGAAGGATTCTCTGGAATCTGGTGAACAGACTCCTTCTGAAATTAAAGCAGAATTAAAGCCTCGTTTGAGTCTAGTCTACACAGAGCCTGACCAAGACGAGTAATTAACACGGCCTTGGTCTGTGTATCTGAGAACTTTGCCTAGTTCTTCGGACGCCCCTAACCAACAGGGGCAACTATTCTGCAACAGACGCCAGTATTAGTTTGCTGGCACTCGCCTCATAAGCGAGAGTCCTAGACCGTTGTGAGTGCAATTCTCACCTGTTGCCCCAATTATACTCATAAAAATAATTGAGTATAAAGTTAAAAGACATAGATACTTACTCCTTTTATTATCTATGTCCTATTTTCTCTCGTTATTGAGAGATGCAGAGGTAAGCTGATACTTACCAACTCAGGAAAGGTGACTTTGTGTATTACACAGACCCCCTTACTACTGAGCTTGTAATGCCTGTTGAAGATCCTATTGTTGTCAATACAGAAATCGGGGAGTTACATATCTCTGATCCTGTTGTTGTAATGGAACCCTCAACAAAACAACACAAGCATAAAAATAAGAAACGACATAAAAGGAAAAAGAAAATGGCTAGCGTAGAAACTCCAACCTTCTTGGCAACTGGCGGTAATGAAGGTGCAGGTATTGGCGGGATTGGTGGTGTACTTGTAGGTGCCCTACTCGCTCGTGGTGGTTTGCTTGGTAATGATCGTGGTGTTGTAGGGGAAGGTTGTGTTACCCCAGCTACTTTCACTGCTGGTATTACTGGTGTCACTGATGCAATTCAAAACACTGAAGTTATGAGTTCTCTTGGTGATATTAAGGCAGCTATTCCATTAGCTGAAGCACAAGTTCAATTGGCTCTGGCTGTAACTCAATCTGAACTTGCTGGTCAAATCAACACAGCTAATATTGCTAACTTGGTTGGTCAGGCTGCTATCAACAAAAATATAAGTGAAGCTATTGCTGCCTCACTTGCATCGCAAAACAACATCAACGTTAATGTGCTGCAAACTGGCACCGCAAACTTGATGGCAACAAAAGATGCACAATTTGCTCTGTCTAATATTGTTAAAGAAGATGGTGAGAAGACTCGTGCTCTCATTACTTCCAATCAGATTAGCGAGCTTCAACGTCTGGCTGCTGAACGTCAAGATGAGATTATTGAACTTCGCAATGGCTCTGCTCGTGATAGAGACCGCCATGGTATTGAAATCAATATGATCAACAATCAGAACCAAAACCAAATGCAATTCCAACAACAAGCCCAAGCTCTTGTGAGTCTTGGTCACTGCTTGGCCGATGTAAGTCAACTTGCTCGTGCAACCAATACCAACCTAATTGTTGGTAATACTGGTGCTGTTGCAACTGGCCCACAAACAGCCAACCCTGTGAACGTTAAAGCGTAAAAAGGATAATATGGCTGACGCATTTCAGATTCAAAGGATGTTAGAAAACCTGCAATCCCAAGTTAAAATGGTGGAAGCTTATGCTGCCCCCTACGTTAATAAGCTAGGAAACCCACAAAACGGAATAGAACCTCCCCAAGAGAGTACTATTAGCCAGGAGTCGGTAGTACAGCAAAGTAACGAACAGTTGTCAACAATTAATGATCTTCAAAATCTCCCTCTGCCAAAGCAGCAAGAGATGTTGTTGAAAATGTATGATGAGTTCGCTATCACAGATGATGGTAAGGCATTAGCCGCAAACTTTAGTAAGTTTGCAAGGTTTATCCAATCTAAGGTTGCGAAGCAGTCATAGTATTCAAGTAGTGTTTTAGAATGCCTTCCACAAGAGGGCATTCTCTAAAGATTATTTATAGGGTCTAGACGACTCTTTTTCAAAGCAGACGAGGCTGCCTCACCAAAAGCCTGTGCTGTCTGTCTACAGGCTATAATACCTCAGAACAAGACACCTAAAATAAATACAATATAAGGTGTTGCAATGTCAGATACAATTGCAGATGTTATCTTAGATAACGTGAGCTATCAAAATGTTAATCTTCTTTCAGGGATTCCTGTAGGAACTAAAGTTCTTTTACAGTTCAAGGGCAGCGGTAACGTAAGGGTGCAACTTAAACCCTTTCAACCAGCTAGTTCATCCCTTGATGGCTTACAGCTAATTACTGTAGAAATGTATATGATCGACCAAGGAGAGTCCATCATATGGGCTAAGGGCTCTGGTCGTCTTTGCGTACAGGTGGCTTGATATGCCAGTACGTCCAATGTTTCCCGGTGAAGGAAATGGAACAAGCGCTGTAAATTCTGTGAATGGTGAGCAAGGTGATGTAATTATCACTGCTGAAGATGTCAACGCTCAGCCAATGTCTACGATACTTACAGACATCGCTGCTATTACAATGCCAAATAACAGTTTGTTGATGGTAGATAACTCAGGTGAATTTACCGCAACATCTTGCATGCCTGCGGCTGTGGCTTGGTTATCATACACCACTGTTGACCAACAAAAAGATCATTTGGCATTAGCTGAAGTAGCAAGTTCTGGTGACTATAATGATTTGGTCAACAAACCTGCATCAGTTAGTGTACCGACTAAGACTAGTGATCTGACTAATGACAGTGGATTTATCACTGCTGGTGCCATTCCTGCCCAAGTTAACTCTGATTGGAACAGTACATCAGGTAAGAGTCAAATTCTCAATAAGCCTATTTTGTTTTCAGGCTCTTATGCTGACTTGACAGGAAAACCTACACTATTTAGTGGTAGTTACTCTGATCTTACAAACAAACCTACGATTCCTTCGGTCAATTACCCAGTTACATCGGTAAATGCAAAGGTAGGCGCTGTAGTATTGACTAACGCTGATGTTGGTGCAGCAGCTTCTGTTCACACTCATACAATCAGTGACATTACTGGTCTACAAAGTTCTCTTGACAGTAAAGCTAGTACAGCCTCTCTGTCAGGCTATGCGACCACAGGCGCTTTAGCTACTGCAACCACAGGTTTGAGGAAAGTTGAGACTTTCCTTGGCACAACTGACGCCAGCGGGAACCTTACAATTACATTTGCAAACACTTACACAACACCACCAGATATTCAGCCACAGATAATTGGCGGTACGTTCAATCAGTCTGTAAGAGTTGTATCGGTAAGTAATAGTGGTTGTGTGCTACAAGCCGCCCAGAGGAACTTGGTAACATTGCTTTCTATAGAAGTGTTATTGGGAGCTACAGTTAACCTTGTAGGTGCTTCTGTGACTGTTCAAGTTACACCAAGGACATAATAGTTTTACAAATGACCTTTGAAATATAGGGTCATTCAATAAAACTGTAAAATAGTTAAAATAAATTAGAGAAATACTTGACTTATTATAGTTGAATTGCTACACTAACCCCTTATTTGTAAGTTAAGGGGTTTAAAATGTTGCGTGATAATGAAAGGTGGGTGCCAGGCCTAGAGAGCAAGTATGCTGCTGATACAGATGGGAATATTATTTCCTATATTAAGAAGCGAATTGTTATGGTCGGAGGTGTTCTCTATGACCGTAAACGTGGCTACAGAACTTATAGAATATTTACCTATAAAGTGTCAGGTAAGTCTAAGCTAGAGTACTTTCATAGGTGTATAGCTAAAGCATTCCTAGATAATCCTGAAAATAAGCCATACGTCAATCATATTGATGGGAACAAGCTGAACAATAGATTGTCAAATCTTGAATGGGCTACTCCTACAGAAAATGCACAACACGCTTGGGATACAGGTTTGATGCAAGGCGTTCTAGATTTCCACTCAAACTATGATGCATTTGTCCGCGCTGGCCTCCACCGCGAAAAAGTTATTGATAAGTACTTACAAACAGGCTTATGTGAAGATGGGATCACAAATTTCACGATAGAAAACTATTTGATGAGTTATGACTTCAAGAGAAACCACATCCCTCCTGAATTTGAGGGGACTAGTATTAAAAATGGTTCTTATCTGAATGAGTGGTATTTTAGGTTTGCTGTTATGTCTTTATTAGAGAATTCTAGCTATACACTAACGGAAATAAGTTCAAAGGTGAAGCTTGATCTTACGATGGTGTCTAGAATCAAAAATAAAATTCGTTGGCAAGACTCTTGGGATGTCTACAATAAATATAAAAACAATACTTGGTATAATCCACTTATTTAATATTTATTTTCACCAACTATTGACAGGAAGCTTTAATTGGTGATACACTCTCTTTTATGAATTGAACACAACAGGAGAGATTAAATGAATGAGTACAAGATTCTTGTTACAGGTAATGATAGTATTGGCTATAACTTCATTAAGAATGTTGTTGAGCTAGCCAGTATGGGTGCTACCCTTGAAGATGGTAAAGTGCCAACAATGCGCTTCCCTTTCTCAGCTTGGATGTATTTGAAGACTGATAAGCTTATGGAAAGTAAACCGGGATTTCAGTTTCAGATTATGCAAGAGAACTTTACTAAAGAACAGCTTGATGAACTAGAATGGTCAGAGTTCAAAGCTGTAGTCAAGAAGAAGCATGGTATTGGAGGTCGCGACCGTCAGGTTATGACTCAGCAGTATTTGAAAGCAAGTGGTCAAGTAGAGTAACGAAGTACAATGAGAGCGAACGGATGGCCATCCCCGCTAACTGCCAACTCGGTTAGCTAGTTCTCACCCTATTTAATCTAGTTGGAGATACAAAAGTTTGAACTACACTAAAATTTACAATGCTTTGGTGGAAAAAGTTAAGATTCGTGGTCTCGATAAGAGTCAACATGAAGGTTATTATGAAATTCATCATATTCTTCCTAAATGTTTAGGTGGTAGTGATGATAAGAGTAATTTGGTAATGTTTACCGCTAGGGAGCATTATATTGCTCACATCCTATTGTGGAAAATGAACCCCGGACATGTGGGTTTGTTCACTGCTGCTTTCTTTATGAGTAAAAAGAGACTGTTTAAGTTCAGCTCGAAAATTTACGAAGTTTTAAAAATAGAGCAAGCCAAACAACTAGCTGAATTTAATTCTAAGAATTCTGGATTCAATAGTCCTGTATTTAAAGATTTAACCGGGGAGGTTCGTGGGAGACTCACCGTAGTTTCTTTTGATGATTGGGTAATTCAATCTAACGGCCAAAGAACTTCAACTTGGACATGTCTTTGTACTTGTGGTAATTATTCAACGGTACGTGCTGGAAATCTGACCAAGAATAGTGGTACAAGATCTTGTGGATGTGATCGTATTGAAAAGACTAAAGCCAATACTGGAGAAAATAATAAATTCTTCGGTAGAGTGCACTCAGATCAAGCAAAAGCGATAATGAGAGAGAAGAAACTAGGTCGTGCTGAATGGAACAAAGGCTTAGTACGATCAGATGAAAATAAGATTAAAATTTCCGAGGGATTGAAAGCCAGAAATCGACCTGCATGGGAAGCTGGTACAGTCCTTACAAAAGATGAACAGTTAACTAAGTGGTTGATGGCTGACTATTACTACGAATTATATCTTACTAATACCACACTAACTTCTGCAAAGTTCACCACTCTGTATAATCGGCTACATAACGATAATTTGCCAGCAAGAGCTTTTACTGCAATGCACAGAGAATTTGTTAAAGGTTGGATTCCTTTAGAAGATGAAAGGTGGATTAAGTTTTCTAAGGAATATTAATGTCAGAAGAACAGGAAATTATTGGGCCTAGTAGTGCTAAACAATCCCTAATGTTGAATCAGCAAGCTGATACGGCTATTCTAGGGGGGGCTATGGGCTCAGGAAAATCATTCATTTCATTGCTTTATCCTTTGAAATTTGCTGACGATCCTCACCTTCGCGGTATTATCTTCCGTAAGACCACTGGTGAAATCACCGCTCAAGGTGGTCTTTGGGAGAATGCTTGTGAAATCTATTCTAAAGTCTATGGTAATGCTGAAGAACTAAGGAAACAAGGCAAGAAAGGTGGTATCAAGATTCATATCAAAGATCTTAAAATTACCTTTCCTTCTGGCGGTTCAATTAAGTTCTCTTACCTAGAAAATTCCCGTGATTTGCTCCGACACCAAGGGGCAGCTTACACTTTTGTGCTATTTGACGAAGCCACACACTTTACTCAAGAAATGATTGAGTACCTTATTAAGCGTATGCGTTCGGCCCGCGCAAAACACAAGAAGCAAATGGTTCTCACTTGTAACCCAGATCCAGACTGGTTTGGTCTTGAGTGGATTAAACCTTATCTCACAGAAGATGGTACACCTAATACTGATAATGACGGAAAGATGCGTTATTATGCAGTAGATAACGGTGACTACGTTTGGTCAGATAGTCGTGAAGAATTAGAAGCCATTTATGGTGAAGGAACAGATTCTGGTATTCGCAGTTTCACCTTTGTGAGCGCGAATTGCATGGACAATATTCCACTTATGACTGCCGACCCAACATATCTATCTAATTTGAAAGCTCAGAGTACCGTAGATGTCCAACGCTACCTCTATGGTAACTGGTTTGTAAGGCCAACTAACTCAACCATGATACGTCGTGAGTGGTTTGTCGAAAAAGATCAAGAACCTGCATGGACAGAGATAGTTAAAACAGTTAGGGCATATGACTTTGCTTTCGTTTTACGTTCAGATAAGAATAGTTCTCCTGATTATACTGTATCGGTTAAGATGAGTAAGTTGAAAGATGGTAATTACTTTATTCATGACATCCGAAGAACTCGTATTCTACCCGGAGATTGGATGAAGTTTATTTTAGACGCAGCTCTAGCTGACGGACCTAAAGTAGAAATTGTATTGCCTCTTGACCCTCAAACTCGTTATAGCAACACATTCATATCTAAAGACCTGTCATCTAAAGGTTTTCATGTACGTCAGTTCAAAACTACAGGACACAAAGAAGATCGCTTCAAACCGTTTACATCTATTGTTATGAATGGTGGAATGCAGATTCTAAAGGATTGTGGTGCTGACTATGAAAATGGAGTTTATGACGATCTTAACTTTTTCTATAAAGAGTTAGAGTCTTATGAGGGTGGTAAAAGATCCTCTGGTACTCGCCACGACGATCTTTGTGATGCTTGTAGCGATTCATTTGCTGCGGTAGCCTCTAGTAAGACTATACCAAACTTCCTTGCTGGTTTAAAAGGCGCAAACCTTTCATATAATAATCCCTTCAATCAATAGGAGATACAATGGCTGATGAAGAAGATGTCTCCTTAGATGTCGGGAACTTGCAAGCTGGTTCAAATGATATCCCTCCTCTAGCCCTTGGTGAACAAGGGTTTGGTGGGTTGACAGTTTTAGGGGGTCGCATACTCGAAGAGTGCAGTCACGAACTGCGCTGGCCTGAGTGTATTCAGACTTATAAGCGAATGGCTAAAGATGGTGCAATTGCTCCCGCTCTCGACCTCGTTGAAATGATGATAGCCCGCGTACCTTGGACTGTCAAGGTTCCTGAAGGCTATGAAGAAAAACTTAAATTCCAAGCTAACTATCTTCGTCAAGTGAAAGATGACATGGACCATTCTTGGGATTCTGCAATTAAGCAAATTGTAAGCTTTAATCGCTACGGTTTCGCTTGTGTAGAAAAGGTTTATGGGTATCGCGAGAAGGCTAAGGGTAGTAAGTATGACGACGGCTTGGTTCGCGTTAAGAAACTAGCTCTCCGTCCACAAGACACTATTGAAAGCTGGGTATACAAGAACAAGGGTCGTGATCTTGCTGGCTTGAATCAGTGCGTTGTACTACCAACTAACTCTACTATCAACGGCAGGGATTTTGTAAACAATCCCGGTCTTGTAGACTCAGGTTGGAACACAGCAACTAAGTTTCTTAAACGAGCTAAGTTCATGCTGTTCCGCCAAGGCTCTTTGAAAGACTCTCCTGAAGGTACAAGCCCATTGAATGGTGCTTGGCAAGCTTGGAAGTATAAACAAGCTTATCAAGAGTCGGAAGCTATTGCTGTAGCACAAGATAGTAATGGATTCAAGGTACTCTACCTTCCTCCTCAATATATGGCAGCTGATGCCTCTGAAGAGGACAAGGCGGTATTTGAAGAGTACAAAAAGATCTTGGCTAACATGCACCAAGCTAAGCAGTCAGGTATGATCCTCCCACTTATCCTAGATGAATCTGGGAATAAGATGTTTGAATTTGATATCAAAAGTATCACAGGTCAAAAGTCGTATGACACTAATGCAATCATTGGTCGATATACTTCTGAGATTCTAACTGCACTCTTTGCTGACTTCCTTGCACTTGGCTCTAATGGCTCTGGTTCGTTCAGTCTTGCTGAAACTAAAGTAAGCATCATTGAGATGACACTTGAGTCTAAATTGAATGAGATTAAAGATCAGTTAAATAATGATTTGGTTCGCCAATTATGGGAACTGAATGGTTGGGACGCAGATGTCACGCCTTATTTTGACTATGGCAGTATTTCTAAGGAATCTCTTGACGAGATTGGCAAGTTTGTGCAGCGAGTTGCCGCAGTATCGATGCTACCAAAAGCACCTGAGGTGGTTAACTGGATTATGAAACAAGCTGATATCCCATATCATGTAGATGAAGGATTGAGTCCAGAAGAACTTTCAGAACAGCTTACACCAATGACTAGTGGCGCAGCACAAGGAATGACATCTGGTCTTCCATCAGGAACTGGTGATAATACAGGATCTAGTGGCGACTCTTCCACATCAAATAACGAAAACGTTTAGGAGGCTGTATGGCCCACAGTCTTCTCAGACTGAAAGAAAAGATTTGTAATACTCCTCACTTGATGCACCCTGCATCTTTTGAAATTGTTATTCAATATCTTAACGAACGAAACAATGAAGACTTCAAACTGGATACAGCAGTTGAAGACAATCGTGAAAGTAATTCCCGATATTCTTTTAACAAAGATATCGGGGTTGCTGTTCTCAACATTGACGGCCCTCTCAGTTATAAGCCTGTCACTATGATGGGCTTTGATTGTGGTGGTGCGTCTTATCAGCAGATTAAAGAAGACTTCACTTACCTTGTAGACAGTGGTGCTAAGACTATTGCATTTAGTGTCTCCAGTGGTGGTGGCGAAGCCTTCCAGATGATGCCAACTGCTAATTACATGCGTAAATTAGCTAGTGAAAACGACGTTCGTATCATCACCTATGTAGATGGTCTGTCTGCTTCAGCAGCCTATGGATTGTCTGTAATTGCTGATGAATTGATCATGGCTCCAAGCTCGGAGGTTGGTAGTGTTGGTGTTCTGGTTCGTTTGATGAACGACTCTAAAGCACTTGAAAAAGAAGGCTACGAACGTACCTTTATCTCTGCTGGTGATGACAAAATTCCATTTGACGCTGACGGTAATTTCCGTAAAGAGTTCTTGGAAGATATTCAAGGTAAAGTTGATACACTTTACGAAGAGTTTACTGGGTTTGTTGCAGAACATCGCAACTTGTCAGTAGAAGCAGTGAAGTCCACACAGGCGCGTACCTTCTTGCCAAAAGAAGCTATTGAGCTTGGACTAGCTGACCGTGTTATGACTCTTGAGGAGTTTTACACACATTTGGCTGATACAGCTCAAAAACAAGAAGGTGGTATGTTAAAAACCAAACTGTTTGCCCAATTTAATAAAACCGAGGAAACTCTAGAAATGACTCAACTTGCCGAACTGCAAGAACAACTTCAGGGCGCTCAATTGAGTGTTGCTGATCTTACCTCTAAATTTGAAGCCGCTTCTTTGCTGCTCAATGAAAAAGAAACTGCTCTCGCTGCTGCACTCTCTGAAGTTGCACAGATGAGAGAAGCTGTAGCCTCTGCTGAAGCTGCCGCTGTAGCCGTTAAAATGGACGCTCGTAAGTCCAAACTTGCTGCTGTTATGTCTGCTGACAAAGTGGAAGGCGTTTCTGCTTCCTTGTCCAGCCTAGACGACAGTGCATTTGAAACCGTTCTGAGTGGTTTTACTGCACAGAAACAAGCTCTTGAAGCATCTGATATGTTTACAGAACTTGGCGACCAAGGTACAGAAGTAGTTCCTGAAGCTAAAGCTTCTAAGTCTAAAGATGTTACCGAAGACCTTATCAAACAAAAACTAGGTTTGAAATAATTAGCCTTAGCTAATCTCTCTATTTTAAAGGAATCAAATATGCCTTTCGTTGCTGAAACTTTCACCCAACGCTTCTCTGATCTTGTTGTGCATGAGCTTGACCCATCTGTTGGTTATAGCCGCCGTGACCTCAACATCACCCCTATTACTCCAGCTATCCGCCTCGGCACTGTAGTTTATCGCGCTAAAAATGCTGATCTAACTGCTGCTTGGACCGTACTGGCCTCTGCTACCCCTTTGGTACTTACCAACGAATTCGCTGTTGTTTATGGCGATCACTTTAGCTTCAATCCTTCTTTCGTACCTCGTGCAATTGCCGCTAACCGTTATAACGCTGTTGGCTTTGTTGGTACTTCTGGTGCTCTGCAACTGAAAGAATACTACATCAAACAAGTTGCCAAGTCTACCGCTGCTACTGGTGGTGCTGATTTGACTGATGCTCAAGTTGAAACCCTGAAAGGTTTGCTTGAACAACAAGGCATCCAAGTACTTAAAACAGTTTAAGACACTGTTTAACAAACTCTTTAAGCTAAGGAAACATAAATAATATGGCTATTGTACTAGATCGTCAGAACCTCGGTAAAGTTGTTGACCGTACCGATTCCCTGATTGTAATCCCCAACACCGTAGGCATCACCAATGCTCTGGGTCTGTTTGAGGATGTATACTCCACCCAAAAGACTATTGAGATTACTCGTAGCACTCGTAAATCCCATCTGCTTGAAGATCGTAACTGGGATGAGCGTAACCAAACTATCGCTGGTCGTGAACAAGACAGCCTGTTGCTGAAAATCCCTCACTTCCCACTGGATGATGCAATCACTCCAAACGATGTTGACGGTATTGCTCGTGCTGGCTCTCTGGCTGAGTTTGCTGAACTGGAAACTGTTGCTGGTGTTCGTGCGGACAAGTTGATCGACGTTCGTGAAGCTCACGCACTGACTCTTGAAGCAGCTCGTATGCAGCTTATCACCAATGGTACTGTATATGCTCCACGCGGCACCGTAGTTACTAACTTCTACACTGAATTTGGTATTACTCGTACTGAGATTGTTACTGACCTCTCTGCCGCCGCTGATCCACGTACTGTATTCAACGAAGCTAAGAAAGCTACCCGTAATGCTCTGCGTGATGGTCAAGCTGGTACTGTCCGTGCTTTCGTCGTACTGTGCTCTGATTCGTACTACAACGCTGTTCAACAGAACGCTTATGTAACCGATGCGTTCAAGTATGTGGACCAAGGTCAAGCCACCCGTATCCTTCTGGGTGCTGGTGGTGTTGATGTTCCTGGCCTAGATGCTCGCTTTGAAATGATGAGTGTGTTTGGTATCACCTTTATCAATGCTGGTGCTGCTGGTTACGAGAATGCTGCTGGTACTTTCGTACCGTTCATTCCAGAAGGTGATGCTTACATGATGCCTGTTGGTATCCGTAACTTCCTGAAAACCTACTACGCCCCGGCTAACCGTTTTGGTAGCATCAACCGTCGCGCCCAGGGTAGCTACTTCTTTGAATATCTGAATGAAAAAGACGATATCATTGAAATCATGACCGAACAGAATTTCCTGAACGCCATGCTCAACCCTGGTGCTATCCTGCGTCTGTCCTTGACCTAATTATTAAGTTAAGAACTAAATAAAGAAAGGGGCTTGAAATATAGCCCCAAATTCTTAGGAGTATAAAGATGGCTGTAACAACTAAAAATGGTTGGATCTTCGCGGCTCGTGAGCTTGATGGTCGTATCACAGGCGCTACGGTTCCTGCCGCAACCACTACTGTAGCTGGTAAAGTAAAACAAATTACTTTCACTGCACAGCAAGGTACAACATTTGCTGACTTGGCTGCTGTAACCACAGCATACAACGCATTGCTTACTAAATTGATTGCTGCTGGTATTATGCCTGCTGCGTAAGTATAGATGGTGGTTAATTCTGCCCTTGTAATATAAGATATTTTGTGATAAGCTATTCAGTCAAATTTAACTAGGAGATTGAGAATGCATCACAACGCAAAACATGGTAAATACAAAACAAAGACTTACGCTTCTTATCGAGCAATGATTCAAAGGGTTACGGATGAAAATCATAAAACTTTTGAACACACTGGAGGTAGGGGTATTAAGATTTGTGATCGTTGGCTTGATCCTGTTAATGGAGTTTTAAACTTCTTTGAGGATATGGGTGAACGCCCTGAAGGAACCACATTAGACCGTAAAGATGTTAATGGGGACTATTCCTTAGAAAATTGCAGGTGGACAACTTACTCTGAACAGAACTTCAACCAGACTCTTAAGTCCCATAATACATCAGGTAAAACTGGAGTTAGTTGGAACAAAGAAAAAGAGAAATGGGAAGTTTATATTTCAAAGAATAAGAAAGTAATCAAACTTGGTTATTTTAAATCTTTGGAAGAAGCTATCAAGGTAAGACAGGAAGCCGAACTAGAATACTATGGTTACACAAAGGAATAGTTATGGCATTAACTCCTGTCGAACAGGTTAGACTCCTTATAGGGGATATTCCAAGTAATCCGTTTTATCCCCTATATACCGATGAAGAAATACAGCAGTTTTTAGATTTAACGAATCAAAATGTCTTTCAAGCAGCAAGATTGGCAGCAATTTCAGCGTCTTTCACAGTTGCTGGTTATAGTACAAGGGAGCGTACAGGGGACATTGAAGTTGAAAATAATTACGCCAAGAACTATCTAGCAGCCCTTGGTAACTTCATCAATAATCCTACTTTCGCCATTCCCCCAGGTTTATTCCCTTGGTCCGCTAACAAATGTCCAAGTAAGCTTATGAATATTGAAGTATGCGATGGAGATAATTGCAGGGAAGCAATTTCTTGTGAAACTGGCTGTGGATGTAATGACTGTCATGCTGTTGGTGAGACATTTGTCTACCCTTAAGGAGTTGAAATGTTAAAACCTCAATTCCTCTTAACTCACAAAATACCACTAACAATCTTTCGTAAATCTGAAGGCTCTTATGTTAATGGTAGGTGGGTAGAAGGGTCTTTAGTTGAGATTGTACTTCAAGTCAACATCCAACCTTTAAAACCTCATGAAATTATGATGTTTCCAGAGTCAGATAGAACAAGAGCTTGGTTTAAGTTCTATTCAGCAGATTACGCCAGAACTTTGAAAGAAGGGACAAATGGTTGGTCTGCTGACGAATTTGTTTGGAAAGGTGACAGGTATAAAATTATGCGTGTTGATGATTGGACATCTGGAATGTCAATTTTGGAACACGTCAAAGTCTATGCTGCACGTATAGAACTAACACCAAACTAAGAGGTATCTATGTCATTTAAGCTAAAGATTGATACCTCTGTTTGGGATAACCTTAAAAAAAGTCTAAAGCAAGCTGAAATATATAACATTAACTTAGGTTGGTTTGAAGGACAAAACTATGGCCCTGATAACGATAATATCTCCTATGCTCAAGTTGCCCAGTGGAATAACGAAGGTCATGTAAACGGATCTAGTTCTCTAGTCCCCGGAGCAATAACCCCGCCGAGACCCTTTATGTCTGTTGGCTTACCAGGCGCTCTTAAAGCTGGTGCTAATAAAGATGATTTCAACAAAATGGTTGAAGCTATTCTAAATGGCAAATCCGTTCTAGTCGCGATGCAAAAGAGTACTAATAACTTTGAAAGGACTTTGCGCAAAGTGATGTTAGATTGGGACACACCTCGAAATGCCCCTCTTACTGTAGAAATAAAGGGATTCGACAACCCTTTGGTTAATTCTAGTGAATTGATTGCTAATGTTACTGCTAAAGTTGAAAAAAGGACAACCGTCTAATGAGCATTTACAGTGACGTAGCTGATGGATTGATACAAGCTGCAACATCAGCATTATCTGAGTTCACAGACCCTCTTGTGATACTTAGTCATCAAAATGGTGCTGAATCTTCTCAAACTTATTGTGTTATTAACATTCTCAATATTCAGCAGCAAGGGCACCATAGTACTTCTTCTCAGACTAGAGCTAACTTTGAATTAAACATCAGAGTTGTATATGAAGTTATGGCTCAGTTTAGTTTTATCGGTAGTCAGTCTGGGGATATGGCTCAAAGCTTTACACAACGTTTAAATAACAACCCTATTATGCTACAAACCCTCAAGAAAAATAATCTGGGGTTTATGCGTAAGAGTCAGATTAGAAGAGCCCCACAGAAAAGAGATACCCAGTGGGTAGAGTATCACAATATAGATGCAACATTTAACTACATTGTAAACACTACAGAAGTTAGTGATTATGTAGAATCTATTATTGTTGACTCAGAACAAACAGGTGTTTTTACAGTACCTGAAGGTATCATAATTCCGTAAGAAGGCATTCGTATGCCGCAATTAAATATTAAAACAAGGATTAACGAATGTCTTTTAATTATATCGAGGTGTGCCTGTGAGCGAACTTGACCAGATTGTAAATATTCAAATTACACGAGAGTCTACAGCAGTAGCTACAGCAAGCTTCCAGATTCCTCTTATCCTCGCAACCTTTACAAACTTTTCTCAGCGTACTCGTACTTATACAGATATTACCTCACTTGGTGGTGACTTCGCATCAACTAGTAATGTCTACAAAATTGGTGCGAAACTGTTTGGTCAATCATCTGTTGGTGCTGTACCTCCTTCCGTTGTTGTAGGTCGTCGCCAAGTAGATACTGTTAATGGTAGTGTTGCTGTAGCTAACTCGACCACTTATACTCTGACAATTAATGGCACAGCCTATAGCATCACATCTGATGCGTCGGCCACAGCTATTGAAATTGTTGCGGCCTTAGATACCGCGGTAGGCACCCCGGCTGGTATTACCTTCACTGACAATCTTGATGGTACATTTACTGTTTCTCCTACTACACCCGGTAGCCCGTGGAGTCTGACCAGTTCAAGTAATGTAGTGTTGGTCAATGCTGCCCCTACAGAAGATTGGGTAGAAGCTCTTGAAGCTGTTGAGCAAGAGAATAATGTCTGGTACGGTATTGTTGCAGAGACTCATGTAGTAGCCGATGTAGAAGCCCTCAGTGATGCCATTAACGCTCGCCGTAAGATTTACGGTACGTCTAGTGCTGACGTAGTTGTTCCTACAACTGGTACGACTGATATTGCCACAATTCTAAGTAATAAAACTGCTGACCGTACATATGGTGTTTATCTCCCAACCGCTGATACTGAGTATCCAGAAGCAGCCTGGATGGGCTCCCAAATGGCATACACTCCAGGTTCAAATGACTGGGACTTTAAGCGTGCTGTCGGTGTAACTGTAAGTAAGATCACTGATACCCAACGTGTTAATCTTCGTGCCAAAAACATGAACATGTACACTACAGTTGCTGGTGTGAACATCTTCCAAGATGGTGATACCTTCGGCGGCTCACCCATTGATGAAGTTGTAGGTATTGACTGGTTATATGCACGGCTTCAAGAGGGTGTGTACTTCCGTCTAATCAATAGCCTTAAAGTACCAATGACAAATCCAGGTCTGGCTATTATTGAGAATGAAATCCGCTCTGTACTCTCTCAAGCTGAGGCTAATGGTTTGATTGATCGCGGATGGTCAGTCTCCACCCCAGATGTGTCCACAATCCCCGCAAACCTTCGTGCACAACGTACGGCTGGCGTGTTTGTGTTCCGTGCTCGCCTTGCTGGCTCGATTAGACGCATTCAGATCAACGGCTTCTTGTCAGTATAAATACTTTACAGAAAACCTCTTAGATGGTATGATCTCAAGTCATTTTATTTAGGAGGTTTTATGAAGAATTGCTATCTATACAAAATTGTTAATAAAGTTAATGGTAAGCTATATATTGGAATAACCTCTGACCCTAGAAAAAGAAAACAAAGACATTTTTCTAAAACGGGTCATAGTGCAGTTTCTCTTGTACGACTTGCTATGGATAAATATGGAAGAGAGAACTTTTCTTTTGAAATTATCTGTCTTGGAAGTAAAGAATATATTCTTGATCTAGAAGTAAAAGCCATTTCTCTATACCGGACTTGTGAAAAGAAGTTTGGTTATAATATTAAACCTGGCGGTCAATCAGGGGCTGGCTACATGATAAACGGTAGCAAGAAAGACACCCCGGTTTTCGTAAGTGGTTGGTGGTTTCCTGTTCGACGTGTAGCAATTAAGGCCCTCAATATTACTACTCATATGTATAAAAACTACCAAAAGAATGGAACTTTAGGAGATATTGTACGTGGTAAAAGAGGTGCCGTTTATGTGGATGGTAATATTTACTCTCCGGTATATGTTGCTGATTTCTGGTTCACTAATCGTAAAACAGCCGCAGACAAATTAGGTCTGCCTTATTCCACAGTACAAAATAGAATTTACAAAGGTTTTACTGGAACTAAGAAGGGGCAAAAAGATCAGTACGGGAAAAATAATAATTTCTTTGGCGTTGATCCAAAAGACCATCCAAGTTCAGTAGCAGTAATCATTAATGATATTAAATATGATAGTATTAAACAGGCCACGGAAGCTACGGGGTTTTCTAAATATATTATCAACTCAAGAATAAAAGAAAATCATATTGATTTTCGATACGCATAGGAAAATCTAATGGCCGATAATTTTATTGGTAGCTACTCGCCGGATGACTTCACGATTGTACTGTCCAAGGGTAACTTTGTGCATACTATTACTGGGTATGCAGATGGTACTTTTGTTAGTATGGACAGACTAGTACCATCTAGTACGCCTTATCAGGGAGTTGGTGGATCGCCATTTGGTCGGGTACGTCGAAGAGTAACAGCTATGAACGTTACTATAACTCTTCACCAGTATTCACCAAGTAATACTATTCTTCAACAACTACAAATTGCCGACGCTAATACAACTAATAACGATTTTGTATTTAATTGTATGCTCAAAGATCCTAGTGGGCAGACAGTTGCATCTTCCAATAGCGCAATCATTGTTGCCCCTCCAACAGTACAATTCAGTTCTGATACAAGTACCCGAGACTGGGCTATTTATCTGTTTGGTTCAGACTTGTTTATTGGTGGTAACATTCCACTGACTGATTCTGAAGTTGCTGCTGTGGAAGCTACTGGCGGTAATGTTGACCCTAGATGGCAGCTAAACCCATAATTGAATGGGCAGATTTGATCAGATTATAAATCTTATCTGCCCTCTCTTTTTATTAAGGAGCTTTTATGGCAGGAATTTTTAACTACTGTCCTGATGATGTGGTCTGCCTGATTGGTGGGCTTCTTTCTGTAGAAGGTTTTGTAGACGGGACTTTCATATCTATCCGTAAAGACATTCTACCATTCACTTCTGGTAGAACTTCTGATGGGCAAGTTGGAAGACTCTACCAAAGCGATCAAACTTATACAATTACTTTGACTCTGCATGCTGGCTCTTTTTCTAATGATGTGCTGACTAAGTTTTGGCAATTAGATGAAATTAGTCAAAGAGGCAAGTTCCCCCTGCTGGTGAAGGATTCCTCTGGATCTGATTTATTCTTTAGTACCAATACTTGGATTGAAGGTATTCCTACTCTCTCTAAGAGTGCTTCAGTTGACAGCAGAGTGTGGATCTTAAGAAGTTCTCAAGCAGTTATCAATATTGGCAGTAATGCTAATGAGCAAAGTATTATTCAAGATCTTCTGAATATTGCTACAGGTGCACTTCCTATTTTAGAAGGAATCCTATAATGGCTAATAGCTTCACTGTAACGACATACTCCCCAAAAGATGTACAATTATCTATTGGTGGGTATCAAATTGTTGGTTGGGATAGTATTTCTATTGCTAGGAGTGTAAAAGGATTTACAACAATTAGAGGAATTAGAGGTAAACATACAAGAGTTCCCAATGTGGACACATCTTGCACTATCACAATCCCTTTGATTCAATTCTCTCCTAGTAATGATGTCCTATCTTATATTCATAAATTAGACTTAGATAGAGGAACAGCCCGCATCTCTCTTACTTTAAAAGATAGATCAGGTGGTAGTGTATATTCATCTAATGAAGCCTATATTACAGGCTACCCTACAGCAACATACTCTGGACAGTTTGAGTACAGGAGTTGGGAGATTTTTGCACAAACTACCGATACTTACACTGTTGCAGGCAATACAAGACCATCTACTAGCATCTTTGATAGTATTGTCAATGAAGCTAGTGATTTTGTAAACAATTTAATCTGAGATAAAATAAATGGCAGCTCCACAATTTGAACTACCCGAACAAACTACTATCACTCTAGATGATATCGAATATCTTGTACAGGCAATGCCTGCCACAGAGGGTTTGAAGTTCTTAGAGAAACACCAAGAATCTATTGATAGTGGTAAAGCAGATTTGAGTCAGATGAAACAAATCATCTGTAAGTATGTTTCTAAGAATAATCGTACTATTACAGCAGAAACTTTTGACTCTGCTTTCTCCCGTAAGTATGGTCATTTGCAAAAGCTCTACCAAGAAGTTCTTATGTATAACTTCGCTGATGTTTTTCAACAGCCCGATTCAGAAGAGTAAAGTCTGGGTCGGGAGATAAAAAGCCTCCTACACCACTTGAGAAGAATATTGATGAAACGTTCTCTCAGTCTTGGCAAATATATAGAATTGCTATGCATGAAAAAGGTGGTCTTGAGATAGCTGCACAAATGGATTCTAAGTATTCAACTAGACAGCTTTATAAGATGCTAGAACTACTTGATGTGTATGATGCACTTCAAGAACAATATGTGAACCAAGAAAAAGCAAAGAAAACTAAAAATAAATGACGGAGTAATGAACATTGCAAATAAGTAAGTACTTCGCAAGTTTAGGTTTCGACATTGATAAAGCCTCTGTAAAAAGAGTAGATACGGCAATCAACAGACTTGAAGCAAGACTTAAGTCTTTTGGCAATATTGCCAACAAGCCCATTACTCTTTCATTGGGTAAATTTGATGTAGACCAAAGACGCTTAAACTTAGCTCTTGGTACAGCACTAGATATTGCGTCAGCCAGGACCACCTTTCAAATCTCAAGATTTGTCGTAGACCAGAACTATCTTAATAGGGCTATGGTTGCTGCAACCACACAAGCTAGTAGAGTTGCAAGTCAATCAGCTACGATTAGGCCTAATGTACATGCGCAAGGTGCTGGTGTCACTGGAAGACATGCTGCTGTTGCTGGTGGTATTGCTGGTGGTATATCAAGACTTTATGGACCAGCTTTAGCACTAGGGTTGGGCGGGTATGGTCTAGGGGCTTTAAACCAAAGAAACCAGCAAGTTGTTAGTGCTCAATTACAGTCGAGTGCAGTTGTACAACAAGCTGGTGGAACTGCCGAGCAAGGTCAAGCATCTTTTGAATATCTTCGTAGTGAAGGTAATAGGATTGGCTTTAATTACCTTGATGCTTCTCAAGACTACAACAAACTTATCTCAGGTTTGACAGGCGCAGGGTTTGGTGTAAAAGATAGCCAAAAAGTATTCTCGGGGTTTGCTGAGTTATCCCGTGTAAACAAACTAGATAAAGTTACTCAGAATAGATTGTTTAGAGCTTTGTCTCAAGTTGCAGGCAAAGATCAGTTAATGGCTGAGGAATTGACAGGCCAAATCGCAGAAGCGCTTCCCGGAGGCGTTGCTTTATTTGCTCAGGCATATAAAAGGCAGACAGGACAAGATCTTGGGCTTGGTGATGTGAGTGCAAACAGTTCTGCTGATATCAAAAGGTTACTTGCAGCAACTAAAAATAGGGAAGTCCGAGGCGAGATTCTCATTGCAGCAGGGCAAATTGCATCTGAAAGAGCAAATAAAGGTGGGGCATTAACAGCCGCCTCAACAGCCTCACAGGCCGAACAAGCTAGGTATCAGAACACAGTAAATGACCTCGCAGTTGTAGCCTCAAACTCAGGAGTAGAAGAAGGTTTTGCCCGTATTTTCCGTACCTTAAATGGTGGGTTGAGTGAAAGCAATGGCCTAGTAAGGACTCTATCTGAGCAGTTCAATGAGGCTACCAAATTTGCCGATGATTTACTTCTTTTTCCGCAATCTTTCATTAGGGCATTGGAAGGTAAAGACAGTCTTGTAGCTGACTTCCTTGGTATTGAGCAGACTTCTCAACTTATTGAAGACTGGAAAACAATTCAAGGTCTTTTTACAAGTATTGGCTCAATCAAGTTTGACTTTCTACCTACACTAGAAGCTACAGCAAGAGAAATAGCTGCAATCATTAATACAATTGCTGAGTTTCAGAATTGGAAAAATAACTTACTGGCTTCCCCCTCTCAACAGCAAGATGTAAGCTTTATTGACAGACCAATCACTGCAACTTATCAGACGCTTGGTAGACTTTTCGGTGGTACTGGTGATGCTATTGATAGATCGCAAGAGAGAGGTAATGCTGTTTATGGAAACCCTGACTCAGCTTTTTATCAGAACCCTTCAGATTATGATGATAATCTGAAAAACATGCTAGCAGACTTAGCAAATCAGCAAAAGTCTCAATCTCTAACAACATCGGTTAGTCTAACCATTAGTGTAGATCCTATTACTCTGGCTAATATGGATGTTGCAGCCCAGGCTGAAGACCTTGGCAATAGACTAGTAACAATGTTTGAACAAGTTAATGTGAACTTCCCAGTAGGAGAGTAATATGTCTTTAGCCCTACGTTGGGGAAATGATAATGAGGAGGGTGGTGGCTTTATCTATATGGATTCTGTCACTGCCTACACTCAGAATTATTCAGGTAAAGTTACTTCCCACCCTGTAGATGGTGGTGCTAATATCTCTGATCACTTTATTAAAGATAACACTAAGATTACTATTAGTGCTGTTATCACAGGTGTAGATATTTCCACAGGGACTTATCTTATTCAAGATTTGGTTGGTAATGCTCCCTCTAACAGTGAGCAGGCCCCTAATGCTGTATCAGTTAATTCCACAGACCAAAGCGTTCTAAAGAAATTTATTCCTGATAGTATTGGACAGTTCTTACCGGACAGCACACCAGAAGTTTTTGTTGATAGTAGACGTACGGATCTCCTTGAACAGATCAGGCAAGCATTAATTGACTTAACTTCTGGGGTGCTCTTTAATGAAAAGACCAGACAGTTTGACCCTAATATTCAAGTAGTTCGTTTATTTGAATATGATAAGACATTACTTCGTAAATTTATTAATAACTTAGTAATGACCAATCTTATTTTCAAGGAAGATCCTAATACAGGATATGGTCTTTATTGTGATATGACTTTTGAGCAGATTACTTTTGCTTTCTTAAAGAAGACAACCATCCCCAAAGATATTGTAAATTCTCTCAAGAAGAAAGCATCTGATAAATCTTCTAAAGGTAAACAAGATAGTACCCCCCAGAATGTTGACGGTACTAATGCAGGAAGTAATGCTCCTAAAGATACAGACCCACTAAGGCAGGCAAGAGAAAATGGTTGATAAGTATATTTCGCTGCCTTTGTTTGCTGATCCTTACTATTCTTATCCTATTGCCTTGCAAGGTAACTCTTATATTTTAGAGTTTATCTATAACGAAAGAACTCAACTTTATTCGTTGAGTTTATACGATTCTGAAAGTAATCCAATAGTTTTAGGTGAAGCCTTAGTTCCTAATTATCCAATATTTAAAGATTATGCAATCTTCCCTCTTACTGGATTCTTCTGGATGGAAGAGAAAGCGGATATACTTAGTGAGCCCTATAAAGTGTATCCCGATTCTTTGGATCAGTACTATTCAATGTATTACATGTATTCTGAGTGAGCTAAATGGAACTTAACCTAAGACAATCAAATCGACAGTATGAACTGATAATTGGTGACTCCCAAACTGGCGATGGTCTTAGTATAACGGACCTTCAAGTACAATTTGATATCAGTAAAAGTACAGATAACAAGAAACGTACTAACTCAGCATCTATTGAAGTTACAAACCTTTCCCTTGAACATCTCAAAGCCTTAGACACAGATTATCCAGCCGCTGCCTTCTCTGCTGGGTATCTTGATACAGGTGGACCGAAACGTTTATTTGGTGGGCAAGTTACCCACGTAAGTACACGCAAGTCTGGTACAGACAGAGTTACACAGATTACTCTTGGATCGGGTTACACTGAGATAAATCACCAAGTGTTATCTAGTATTGTTGCTCCCGGACAAACTGTCAGAGAAGTTGCTGAGACTTTGAGACAAGCCCTCCCAGGCGTCTCTCGCGGTGTTTACAATGGCACTAATCTGAACAATGAGATTCTTTATGGCTACCCTTTGATGGGTACTCCTAAAGAGATGTTAGATGAGTTATCTAATAAGTATGCATTGGATTGGCAGGTTGACGACGATACTTTGTATATTCATGACAATGATAGGGCAACTACAGAGAACTTTCAAGAAGCTTATGTAATCTCAAAGTATACAGGTCTTGTAGAAAGTGCCTACAGGGTATCTGGAGATAGACAACGGTCTACTAAAGATAAGGCCAAGAAGCCTAGTATTCAGATGAAAGTGTTGCTCAATCCTGATATTAAGGCTGGGGATATTATTCGTCTTGAAGATACCTTAATTACTGGATGGCTTAGGGTTGATTCCCTCAGGCACACAGGAGGATGGCGTTCAGCAAACTGGTACACTGAGATCAAAGCATCTAGCTTAGAAAAGGTTATAAAGTCTTGAGGAGTTTAAAGTGACAGCAGAAGCTATTCAAGATGTATTAGTATCTTCTTTCCAAAGTCAGATGCAGAATGTCCATACAATCTTACCATGTATTGTTGTTGGTGTAAGAGATGGCTTAAATGGGCAGATGGTTGATATTCAACCCACCATTAATCAGAAGTATCAGGATGGCACTGTTAAAGAACGACCACCAATTCTAGGTGTTCCTGTAGCATTTCAAGTATCTAAGAAAGCTGGGTTTACTTTCCCAATTGAAGTTGGGGATACAGGCACAGCCCTGTTCTCAATGAGAAACATGGATGCTTGGAAGTCTGGTAATGGTAGACCATCTACCCCAGCAAACTTCGCTAAGATGGATAAGGGAGACGCTATTTTCCTCCCTGGAATCCAACCTCCAGGGATTGCTGTGAACAATCCAGCAAAACATATCTTAGCACATGATACTAAGGACACTGTTTTATTCGCTAATCTTGGTGGTGTTGAGAGCGAAGTGAGGTTGAAAGTTGATGGTAGTGTTGAAATAAATACTTCCAGTCAACCAGTGGTTATTAACTGCTCGCAGGCCACAATTAATGCCTCTGAAAGTATTAACCTAAACACTCCCTCAATGGTTGTGGATGCTCAAAATACCCAATGGATAGGGAATATCAATCTTCAAGGAAATCTTGTACAGATTGGTAATTATACACTTACTGGTGTTGCCACCTTCAACGGCATCCCGTTCGACACACACAAACACCTCGGGGTCCAAACCGGGAGTGGAACTTCGGGTAATCCTACAGCTTAAGGTGATGAATAATGGACTTCAAATTAGACCCTCTTGAGCATGACATTCTCTGGAAAAACGGACCTTTGACCAAAGATTGTACCACTCAACCCTACACTGAAACAGTTGGTCAACGATTAAAGATTAGACTTCTAACATTCATGGGTGAATGGTTTCTTGATACAACATATGGCGTCCCGTACTGGCAGAGATTGTTAGGTATCAAGCAAACATCTAAGGCTGCTATTGACCTTATATTTCAACAACAAATCTTAGCAGAGTCCGGAGTAAAAGAGATTGTAAGCTTTGATTCCACTTTTAAAAACAGACAATATTCACTTAGTTTTAGGGTGAAGGTTGTTACAGGTCAGATCACAGCACCTATTATTGTTCAGCCGGTTAATTAATACCCTCTGTACAGACAAGTAACCAAATTCTTAAGGAAATAAAATGGCGGGTATTTCTGACCAAGGCTTTACAATTAAAAGAATGACAGAGATACTTTCAGACTTACGTGCTGAAGCTACCTCTTTATTTCAAGATTGTGAGGAGTAGCAAAATGCTCTTGTCAGAATACTACTCCACGAGTAAACACAGCCTTAATGGTAATTCCTATGAAATATTATCTTATGGTAAGAATCAAAGATCTGTTTTCTTATTAAAATGTATCGTTTGTGGCGAAGAAGTAAGCATAAGACCTGCATCTGTGTTGTCTGGAAGAAAACCTTGTTCGTGTAATAATCTAGCATCATCCCCAGAAAAGAAAATTAAACGTTTACTTCCTATCTTAAAACAGAAAAATTTAAAACTCTTGTCTGTTGAGATTCAAAGAGCCAAAGACCCTATTCAGATAGAATGTCTTGTCTGTAATAATACTTGGTCAGGTACTTATAACGGATTAGTTTTAAAGGGAACTGGTTGTAAATTCTGCGCGAATAATGTAAGACCAACAGAAGAGCAATTTCAAGAGCAGATCGAAAAATTAGGTAGAAGTTTAGATTTTAGTTTTATTAGCATGGAATACTCCACAGACGTAAAACTTAGAAAAGTTCCAATTAAGCTAAATTGTTTGAAATGTAAAAAATCTTGGATAACTACATCTGCAAGTATTAGAAAAGGGAGTACTTGTCCGCAATGTGCGTACTCTGGATTTAATCCATTAAAACCCGCCAAGTTATATATCCTTAAAGTCATTTCCTCAGATAATATCTTACAAGGCTATAAGTACGGGATAACTTGTGATATAGAAAGAAGACTGTATGAGCATCATAGAGATTGTAAAAGTTTAGGTTTAAAATTTGAAGTTTCCTATATCTGGCAGTATGAAAACGGTGACTTGGCTCAATTTCACGAACGTTTAATTAAGTCTAAATTCGGAAGTTACTTTAACCTACAAGAACTTCCAAGTGGATTTACAGAATCTGTCCCAATATACAGCTTATCAGAATTGGTTGACTTTCAGTCCCAACAATACAGGAAGGAATTATGGCTGGATTAACTAATTCAGGTTTTGAAATAAAAAGGATGACTCAAATCTTGTCAGATTTGAGGGCAGAAGCTGTAACTTTATTTACGGATTTGCTGGAACCCGGCGATCAGGTCGATACATCTAGTAGTTCGGCCCTAGGTCGCCTTGTGGCTCTTGTTAGCCCAAGTCTAGCAGATTTATGGGAAGTGGCACAAGCTGATTACCAGGCATTTGATCCCAACTCTGCTACAGGTATTGCTCTGGATAATCTTGTAGCTCTTGGTGGTATCACCAGACAAGAACAGACATACTCCACGGCACAAGTAGTTGTCTCAGGGGATAACGGTACTTTGGTATCCTCGGGCCTTACTATAGGCAGCTCAATTGACAGCAGTCAGTGGACAATTCTATCACCTGTAGCACTTTCCCCTTCTCAAGCTGTCGGTATTACAGTTACTCCTGTAACAGTTTCTAACACAAGTGTTTATAGCATAACTTATACATCTATCACCACATCAAACACTATCAACTACACTAGTGATGCTTCGGCTACAGCTGCTGAGATTGTGGCTGGTTTGAATGCTACAATTATTGCAAGCCACCCAAGCCTTGTCAGCAGCATTGAAGGAACAAGCCTTAAGATTAGTCGTGTTGATGAATTCTCAGCAGTAACCTTCACGGTAACATCTAACCTTGGTATTACAAAAGTACAAAAACTTGGTGAGGTTCGTAGTAGTGTAGTTGGAGAAGTTAACGCTGAAGCCGGTACACTCACTGTTATCCTTACACCTCAACTTGGTTGGGATAGTGTAACAAACCCACAAGCTGCAAGTCCAGGGCGTAATCTTGAGACTGATGAAGAACTACGTTTAAGGTTCAGAGAGACTAAGTTTGAGAGAGCATCTAATATCCTAGAAGCTCTATACTCAGCCCTGATCAACCTTGAGGGTGTTGAGGAAGTGCGTATCTATGAGAATGATACTGATGTTATAGATGCTTTTGGTGTCCCTGCACACAGCTTCATGCCAATTATTCTTGGTGGTGTAAGTATAGATATAGCTAATACCATATGGGAAAATAAGCCAATGGGTATCAGAAGCTATGGTGATACCATAGTTGTAATCTTTGATACTCAAGGTTTCTCTCATAATATTGGTTTTGAAAGACCAGATCCACAGCCTGTTTATATTACTGTTAATTTAACAACAGATAGTGATTTCCCAGGAACTGGTGTTGATGATATCAAATCTGCATTAATAGCATACTTTAATTCTAATCTTGGTATTGGTGATGATGTTATTTGGAGCAGGTTATTCACACCTATTAATACAGTGAAAGGTCATGAGGTAGATAGTTTGTTTATTGGAACTTCTCCTAGCCCAACAGGTGTTGATAGTATCCCTATATCTTTTGATATGATCGCAAGTTTATCCTCAGATAACATAATTGTGAATACATAAGAGGGGCATACAATGTTAAACCCTTTTATCGAGCAAGACTATCTCAGTGAAGCCCGTGAGCGGGTGACAGAGCAATTCAAGTACGACCCTACAAGTGATACCGGGGCAAAAGTTTTTGATAAATATCTACAACTTCTTATTAATGCTCAAGTAGAGATACAGAAAGTATTTAAAGACTTGATGCAACTAAGAAGTCTTGATACTGCCACCGGCGCTCAACTTGATGTTATTGGTAGGATTGTTGGTCAAGAACGTGTTCTTTTGAATGCTGACTTCTACGACTTCTTTGGTTTCCAAGGGGCAACTAAAGCTGCAAGTTTTGGTGAATTAGGTAATCCAACTGTTGGTGGTATGTTCTATGATTATGGTAAACCACTTGGTGGTAACATAGAACTTGACGACACTACTTACAGACTTTTCATAAAAGCTAAGATATTTAAAAACACCACCTCATCTACCCCAGAAGAATTTTTAGCTGTAATTAACCTTGTTTTCGGGACCGATACGACAGTATTAACTGAGGAGGGTGATGCATCTATCACCGTTTTGTTGTCTAGGGCTCTGACTGATTTTGAGCGGGCATTAATTTTCTATATTAGTAATGATCCCGGATATCCTTCAAGGTTAATCCCTAAAACAGTTGGAGTCAGGATAAATTTTGGTGAATACAATGGAGATAGCTTCTTTGCATTTGAAGGTGTCCCTGGTGCTAAAGGCTTTGGGGAATTTACAGGAACATATGGGTATGGTCTTGGTTGGGGCTTAAGCTATGGCGACAGCGATTTTATCATTACTGGAGATGGCGGAACCTTCGCCACCCTATTTTAAAGATTTTATTAACTATCTAGGATAAACTTTTATGGCTGAGATTACCAAGCCTTCTGACATTAACAAAATTTGGGCTTCGGCAGGTGATGTCCTAGCTCCATCTGATAGTAAGATTGCGACAGGCTGGGCCGTTGAGATTCCGCCCCGTCAGTGGTTTAATTACATTGATCAAAAACAAGATCAAGCCATTGCTCACATCAACCAGCACGGTATTCCTGTCTGGGACAACACCACAGAATATCAATACAGTCTCAGCGGTACTAAATCAATCTGCATGGGCTCTGACGGCACAATCTATCGTGCAAAACAAGTTAGTATAAACCAAAACCCAGTTACAGATACTTCTGATACTTATTGGGAAATTGCTTTTGCTAACGTTGCAGACTTCTACACTCAAACACAAAGTGATGCAAGATATCTACAAAAATCTGCAAATTTATCCGATTTAACAAACACAGCAACAGCTCGTACAAATCTGTCTGTTTATTCTCAAGCTCAGACTTACACAAAGACAGAAGTTGATGCTAAAACTACAGTAGCGTCAACCGCACAGGCCCAAGCTCAATCTAGCAACACTGTGTTAATTAGCGCACTACGGCTTGCTGAATCTTTTATGGGGGCAAATCAACTACTTACTGGCGCAGGCTATCAGAAACTACCCGGCGGCTTGATACTACAATGGAAAGCAGGTGTGTTTACAACTACAGGTGATAGTACCCAGACTATCACCTTCCCAATTGCTTTCCCAAACCAAACGCTTATGGTTGTTCCATCTACTATTGCTGGTAACTCAGTTACTTCTGACCTATGGGCGGCAGTATTATCCACGACCCAAACTTCCGCACTGATCTCTATGCAATGGAACGGCTCAGGGTCAATTGCCGGTGGTGCAACACCCCAAATTCTTGCTATAGGTTTTTAAGGAATTCTAATGACTCAATTAACATCTCCTTTTGTTGATAGTAAATATGGTTGGAATTATGGAGAGAGTGGGTGGAACACAGGGATGGACGAAAATCTTTTAAAGTTTTCCTACCTGTTTGATAGAAATATTACTTCTATTGTTAACTCATTACCCTCAGCAGTGAACGGCCAATCTTATTTCCTCACTACAGATAATAGACTATACTTTGCAATAAATAATACATACTATTCATCCCCAACTCCTAAATGGTTTACTTTTTTTATAAGGTCTTCTGGGGACACCTACCAGTTTAATGGTACAGCAGCAGTACAGATACCCAGCGCCAGCTCGGTCGGCTCAAGACTTGATACTGTTGAACTAACCTTGTCCACATTAGGTACAGCAGCATTTCAGAACTCCACCGCATTTGCTACCCCATCCCAGCTTGATATTGTAGCAGGACAGTCTCAAACTTATACAGATTCAGCAGTAAACCTTCGGGTTTTAAAAACTGATCTTAGTAACACAGCAGATCCAACTAAAGGTGCTGCTCTTGTTGGTAATGCTACAAGACAAGTGGCTACAATAGCTGTGCTAAGGACTCAGGCTGGATTATTCTCTGGTGAGCAAGTACTTCTAAAACAATACTCAACGGCTGCTGTTTCTGGTGGTGGCGGTTTTTGGTGGGATTCTGCAAGTACACAGGCTGATAACAGCGGTACAATTATTGCTGTAACTGGTGTACCTACAGGTAGGTGGAAACGTATCTTCACTAAACACTTAGAGTTCAACGCGACAGATTTTGGTGTGGTTGGTAATGCTTTTTATAGAGACGCAGTAAATAAAGTATTTTGGCAGGACGCTGCAAAAACCTTAGCCCCAACAGACGACACAGCGGCAATGACCGCTTTGTTTGCAGCTGCTCACACCTTGACAACATCTGTACCAGATAAAATTTGGATTGATCTTAATGGAAGATCTTGCTATATTACTGATAATATCGTTATCAGTAAAAGCTACATTGGTGTAAAGAATGGTAGCATCAAGCAAGGTACTGAGGCAAAAGATGCGCTCCAAATTGGGGGATCAGTTGCAGGTGTGCAATTACAGTATAATACTCTTGATGGCGTATCTTTGCATAAATGCCACTCAACTGTTGGAGCTGGGGTACTACTTAACCTCTTAACAAATGGTGTAGGTAATTTTATATGGAACTCTTATAATAATATTAATGAGGGTGGTTTTAACGGGTTCAAGATGTATGGTTCATGTTTTATGATGGATCTTAACAATATCTGGATTAATGATACCTATAGCTCCGCTTTCTATATGCCTGGTGGTGGTGGTACGACACAACCTCCTGTACAATTGGGCGGCAGTACCACCACAGTAATGCGCAGGCCCTATGTAACTAATGTAAGAACCAAAGACCCTGCCTTTGATATAGGTACAGGATATGATGGTATTACAATGGTTTCTCCCGCAGCAGATCATATTACTCAGTTTGGACGATTTAAAGTTAACGGACTTAAAATCGTTGGTATTGGTTACTCTGAGAATATTCGTAAGCCTATTGAAGGTGCTGCTCTTGTTGACCATAAATTTCTAGAAATTCAGAACGCTTCTGGCTTTTCTATTGATGGGTTTTATGCTTCAATGGCAGGTGATTTTGGTACATCGCCAACAGGTATTAAAGCATTTTTGGATGCTGATTTTATTCCTGGTAGTATTGGAATGGTCCGTGGAGGATTCCCTACTGACTACTCTTTCGTCCGCACACAAGGGGGTAATGTTGAGTATTTCAATCTACTCCCAGGAATAACTACAAATACAGAGCTGTCTAATGGGAGAGCACTACTTAAGTTCAGAAGCCCTCTTAAGTTTTTTGGTACTTATGGAGGCACTGGGGCAGTTGCTATATTCACGATCCCCGGACTCGCGGCGGTATCTGAGGCACATACTTACCTTGTGACAAAAACATACAGTTTCGCAGGAAAATATGTGTCTAATACTTGGCTAGTTTCCGCAGGCAATGGTAAGTCGGTAGTTACTCAGCTACAAGCCGGTCCTGATGAACCTACAGCGTTTACTTTAACGGTTGCTTCAACTGGTGTTGTAACGTTAAATAACACAGGGCCCAACAACTTGTCTGGTCCGTGGACTGCTGTTGAGTTCAACGTTTTCTAGTGAGAGACTATGATAAACTATTCAGAAGCTGCAAAGCTCTTGGGTGTAGAGGAGGCAGCCGTAAAGGCTGTCGCTTCTTTTAAATAGAGAGGCGGTATATGGCTGAGACTAAATCCAGTCTAACAAAGAAGCTCTTAGCATATGGATTTACAGCAGCCGTGGCTATGAGTGGTGGTTATCTTGTTGCCCCGAATGAGGGTAAAGTAAATTCCACTTACCTTGATCCTGTAGGCATTGCAACCAGTTGTTATGGACATACAGGTCCAGAACTTAAGCTTGGTCAGAAGTATACAGATACAGAATGTCTAGACCAGCTTGCTAAAGACCTTTCAAGTCACGATAAGCAAATGATGAACCTTATCCGTGTACCCCTTACTGATTACCAACATGCTGCATTTTTAAGTTTTACTTACAATGTTGGTGTTAGTAACTTTAAGAGTTCTACACTTCTTAGGAAATTAAACTCCAAAGATTATAACGGAGCTTGTCAAGAATTGGTGAAATGGGTGTATGCAAAAGGTAAGAAATTAAATGGACTTGTGAATAGGCGTCAGGATGAGTTGAGCATGTGTCTTGGAGAAACCAAAATTGAGATTACAAAAACCAACCCTAGTTGAAGGCTGGAAGAAGTTATGGAAGTCTTATTCTGTAATATTCAGTTTGGCTAATATCCTTCAAGCTATATCTGTCTCAGCCCTATCTATCCTAGGTGTTATAAACGTTTACTTTGCATTTAAAGTCGTTATTGGATTAGCTATTTTATTTGGTTTATTAGGCCTTGCTGGCAGGCTTCTGAGACAAGGTGTTCTTGTTAAAGATCCAGATGTGGAGAATACAGATGTTCAGTAACCTGTTCTCTGGCGCTACGCTCTACATTATCATAGCCCTATTAGCTTCAACAGCAGGGTTTGGCTATCTTTCGTACTCATTGTACGGCGACAGGGCTGTAGCAGTGGCTCAGCTTAAAGATGCTAATGATGCGATTGTAGGGTATCAAAACTCCCTTAACTTAAAGGAGTCTTCTTGTAAGATTGATGACACCTCAGTGGTTGAAGTTGAAACCGAGAAGAAAGACCTTCAAAATAAAGTTGATGCTGTATCTGACAAATTTGATAAGCTAAAAGTTATTACGGCCACTAAGCCTTCAGTCAAACAAGAGATAATTAACCATGAAACTAATGTCTTGCCTGATGATGGGATTCTTAGTCCTAACATTACAAGCTTGCTCAATGAAGGGTGGTGTGACTCCTTCCCCACAGATGACATATGTCGGGCCAAGTGACGCATTGTTGATGCGACCTTGCAAAGCTACTCCTGCTGGTGAAAGTCTTATTGATCTAGCTAAAGCTCAGAATAAGAATGTGTCATGCATCAGTATGTATCAGAAACAGTTAGACGCAATCAAAAAGAATAGAGACAAGCAAAAGGAATTGTATAATGTCAAACCCAAGTGATGCTGGGCATCGTATTAATAACTTAATGGAACGTTGTGCTATTGCATTGCTTGGACTTCTGTTTTCTATCCTCTTCACTGTTTATCAGTATCAACGAACTGACTTCAAAACTTTAGAAGAGAAAGTTTTAGTGATGCAGATGAACAAGGTAAACAAGGAAGATTTAAAAGATGTTGAGAGTAGATTAAATTTGAAAATGGATGCAATGGCTATCAACATGAGTCAAGAGGTAAGAAACACTCGTGCTGATATCATTGACAGGATTGAACTGCTGTTTGGGAAAATAAAGAAGTAGGGGGAATGTCAATGGGGTGGGTGATCATCAGAAGGGTTGCAGATTTATTGACGTTAGTACTGCTGATTATAATGATTTCCATCGTAATGACAAACAGTAAAAGCTCAGAAGATTTTGGTAACTTTGCATTAAAGCTTGATAAGTACAAACAAGAATCAGCTAAAGTTATGGCTTCAAATATTGAGTATATGGATAAAAGAGTTAACGGATTAGCTGAAACTCAAGATAGATATCAAGTTAGTACAGATCAAAGAGTGTATGTATTAGAACAAAGGATTCTTCAATTACTGTCTGATAAGAAAGCTAGCCAGAAAGTTATCAACAATAACATAAATACTCTAACCACTAACTAGAAAGAATAAAAATAAGTACTGCCCTAGCAGCAGACATTTGAGGTTACGCCATTAACCTTATCTTAGATACTTTAAAGCCCAGCTATCCGTTTAGGACGCTGGGCTTTCTTTTACCTGTTATTTATGTTTCTCAACTTCTACTTTAAACTCAGACAAGAATGTAGATAACCGACTACGCAATTGTTGAGTATCTTTGAACTTCAGTACCAACTCTTTAAGTTCATTGACTTGTTCTCTGAATTCGTGGTCTTTCATCATTCCTCCAAATTAGTAACTTTGACGCTGCTCTCGAAAGATTTTTCCAAATCCTTCAAACTCTTATCAATCACTTGTTTCTTCTGTTCGATTACACTCACACCACGCTCAATCTGAGACTTCTTCCAGTCAAGCCAGAGGTATCCACCTAGTAGCACTGTGGCTAAGAGGAAGAGTGTGGCGGCGATGTCTGTCAATGGTGCTTTCATACTATCCTCCTCAATTCCACCAAGACAGAAGCTTACGCTCCATCAATTTACAAGCCAATTCTAGATCATCCTTACGCTGTTGTCCAGTTAATTTGTAGAATTGTCGAGGCGTTCTATAGCTTGGAAGGGTGTTAGGTTTATTGGTGAACACACCCATGCCAAACCCATCCCCACGGCTGTAATCAAGCTTATCTTGCGTATAACTGTCATCACGTACACGTTCAAGGACATGAGCAAACACTTTCAATTCTTTAGCAGTCTTCAAATGTCCAACGTGATGGCCATATTTCTCTTGAACCTCTGACATATCCTTAGCAGACGTAATCATGAAATTCATCATTCCTGAATAATCCCATGAGCGATAGTTCCAAAGACACTTACGGAATAGCCATAAATTCTTGAAGAACTTCCAAATTGTAGCTGTGCGAATGTTGAACCAAAGGTCTGGGGCGAACATTACAACATTCTGTAGTTTGTCAAATCCCTTAGTGGTGATCCAATTAATGATTGGGGATTTCTCAGCAGATTCCTTCTTGTGTTTAGCCCAATCCTGTACAGACAGGGCATAAGGGTTGTCTAGTCCGAATTTAGTACGGATATATTTGGAGAATCGGCTAAGACTCCAGTACTGGTAACGTTGACGATACATTTTATTTCTCCTAATCAAAAGAAAGCCCCAGCCAATTGCTTGGACATGGGGCTAAGGATAGCACATCAGGTTATTTTGTCAAGCTTTTGTTAGGCAATTTTTACACATACAGACGTCATTCATTTCCAACCCTTTACTCTGTACACAATAAGTCTGAATAACCCATTCAGCAAACAAAATAAGCTGCTCAGGATTAGCTGAACTCTTCATACAATTTGCAAGGTGGCTGATAACCTGAACATTTCCCTTGACATACCCAAGCTCGTTGTCAATCCTGTCAAGAGCAGGTGAATGGTTTTCTCCACCAGCCCTACCTTTGTGGACGACTAAAGGAATTCCAAGAATAGGGCAGAATTCAGGAATGATAATATCTGACACTTCAATATCAAACGGCACACCAGACTTAACAACTCTAGACTTGGCACGTCTCCACATTTTGATTTCTGGTGACTGACTCTTAACTCTACCGGAGTTACAGACGCCACAAAGAGTTACTGTAGGACTTGTTCTCTCGTAAATGACTAAACAATTTGTACACTGTCTGTGTGTTTCATTTGTTAACCAACCTTCTCTGTTCTTAATTAATTCCATTTTAAACCTTAAATAAAAATAGCCCCACTTAAGGGGCTTTAAAAGTTACTGACAAGCTAGGCACTCATCCTTGTCACTTGAAGCTTGTACCCCTGCCATACTGTAAACATAATACAAACCAAGAATATTAGGGTCTAGGAATGCCGCCTTATGAACATCGTTGATGTAGCTTTCGTCTTCCCCGGCGGCGAAGAACAAATTCAACGATTGCCATTGATCCATAAACTTACCACGAGCAGCAGCTAGCCGTAAGATTGTGTGTTGATTAATTTCAAATGCTGTACGGAACACTAGTTTTTCTTCATCAGTCAGCCAATCAACATGCTGTACACTACCCATCTTGTCACGAATATCTTCCACATTCTTCTTACTGAATACTCCTTTTTCTTTCATTAATTTCAGAAGATAAGGATTAACTCGGTCAACTTCACCACCAGCACTTTTTTGTGTGTAAACCATAGCAGTATCAGGACTAATACCCTCACTAACACCACCCATAATCAACGCTGTAGATTTAGTTGGTGCAATTGCAATCAAGTGGGTATTGGCACGACCATAACCTTTCATCCACTTCGGCTCACCCCAAACACTTGCAAGCCACTCAGAAGCTTTAATTGCTTCGTCTTGAATGTACTTAGCAATCTTATTGTTTAGCATATGAGCTTCAAAGCTTTCAAATGCAACCATCTTCTTTTGCATGTAAGAATGTAGACCACATTGCCCGAGCCCCAAAGCTCTAGAGTTCTTTGTGAATGCAACAGCTTTCTCAAGGCCCGGAATATTCTTAGCCCGTTCAATGAATTCTTGGCATACGGCATCAAGGAAGACAATAGCTGTGAATACCGCATCTGTACCTTGCCACTCATCAAACAGTTCATCGTTCATTGAGGCTAGAACACAAGTGTAAGTGTAATCCTTACTTGAGTGTAACATGATTTCATTACAGAGCTGTGGAGCTTTCACATCAAGATTCTGATCTACATACCATTGTGGACGTTTACGTTCCGCTTTGCCTGGAAAGAAGAAATATCCTTTACCACTGACCATCTTAGTCTTTAGTGCTTTACCATATCGACGAATAGCTTCCGGGTCTTTATCTTCCAGCTTCTGAATAAATTCATCTGAAATATTCCAACCAATGTTGTTACCGTCTGGATGTTGTTCTAGATAGGTACAGACTTCATCAAAATCTCCATGATCCATCGGTAGATAACCTGCCCAAGAACCACGTCTTGCTGTACCTTGAGCGACATACTCCATATCATCTTGGAAGCCCTCAATGACTTGTAAAACCCCAGTACTTTTACCCCCTACGCTGATAATAGAACCTCGTGGTCGGATATCACCTAAATAACCAGCAGTACCAAATCCCATCTTAGTCAGCATTGCTGTTTCATGCTTTGCTTTATAGATACCATCTATGCTGTCTGGAATATAACTACCAGCACAACTTACTGGCAATCCACGATTAGTGCCCGTATTAGCTAAAATCGGAGTCGAAGGGCTCAACCAGCCTTTCCACATAATGTCAAAGAACTTCTCTTTCCACAAAGCTGGGTCAGGTGTATGTACAGCAAGAGTTGCAGCAATACGTTGGTACTGTTCTTTTGGGTTTGCAGCCTGATACAGATATTTATTCTTAAATAATTGCCAAGATCCCGTAGACCAGTGTGCAGGCATAAGACCATCTTCTTGCAACTTCTTACGTTCATCACTTAATGCACGATAACTATTTGTCACTTAATTCCCCTTAAAATTTAAATCCTTCAGAATCCCAATCTCGTTGGTATTGGTTGCCTTGGCTGTTAAAAAAGTCAATAGAACTGTAACCATTAATACCTTTGTAAAACCAATCCGCAACGGGGTTGTATTCAACCTTGTAAAGATTTTCATAACCGAGATTACGGAGGCACAGGTTAATACGACTCTGAGCAAAGTGTTCAAGTTGTTTATCTGTAATCCCTTCAATACGCCCCTTCTCAAAGATCTTACCAATAATTGCTTTCTCATGCTCCATGACTGTTTCAGCAGCAAGGTAAATATCTTTCTTCAATTCTTCTTCAAATACATTGTCAATCAAACCTGCATCTTTCTTTTCTTTAAGCAGTGTTCGGAACAACCAAGCCGCTGCTTCAGAGTGTAGATTCTCATCACGGGCGGAGAAGTTAATACCACTCACAACGTTAAGAAGTTTGTTTTTACCTTGGCTCTGAAAGTGCTTTAAGAAAGCAAAACTAGAGTAGAGAATAGCCCCTTCCCCGAAGGTAAAAGAACCTAGAGCCCGCAAGTCATCTTTATTACCAATACTTTCTTCCAAAAACTCTACACGAGCTTTAAGGTCTTCATCTTCAAGATATTCATTATAGAATGAATCTGTAGCAAGACCAAGTTCTTCGTTCAGTGTACTATAGAATTTACCATGTACTGCCAATTCCATTGCACCAAACATTGCAGCCATTGGTTGAATATCAGCAGCACGTGGAAATTTGTTAAAGACAAAACCAAGCCAAAACTCATCCCCGATAATCTGTTCGTACTTAGTAAACAGTTTGAGTGTTGTGATTGTACCGTGTCGTTCTGCCGGTGTCATGTTTACCAGAATGTCTTGCTTATCCTTGTGTACTTTTACTTCAAAGTGCGGCCAGAATACCGCAGCTTGTTGGTCAGTAAATTCGCAAGCCTCTGGATAGTCAACTGTAAACTCTGTCTTAGGCGTTTGAATTCGCGTTAGCATTATATCCCCTTATTAATTATCTGACTGAATCCCATGCTTCTGAGCATAATCTAGCGAATCGCCTGTTGACCACATCTTACTCATATTCTTAAGGTCAATTCGTAGGTCTAAACTAGAGTGCTCCACAACGTTACTCCACGTCGCATTACCGCTACTAAGCCATTCAGGTGAGCTAAGTTCATGGCCTTGGTACATCAAACAATTAACCACCTTACCTTGAAGGTTACGGTGTTGACAGACAACTTCCTCAACTCCCATAGACACATCAAACCCGTTCTGTTCAAGAATCTTATAGATGGTTTGTTTATCGTCTTTACCAAACGCTTCAGCAAAGTTATCCACTAGCATCAAGTCACTAAGTGAAAGATTAAATCCAATACTCATTCTTCACACTCCAAATGAACAACACTTAAAATAGCATCTTGTACATCATTGAAACTATCTGTTTCATGGAATGCATTTTCAATAGTTTTACGGTCAAGTCCGTGTTGAGCAAAAATGTCTAGGAAACTATCCCAAGCTTCTTGTTGAACTTCTTGATATTTTTCGTAATTCACTCTGTGTACTCCTCAAAAGCTTCTTGTGGTGAACTACCACCTTCATACAACTCAATAAATTCTACGATATTCTCTTGTACAACTAGCCAAGCATCCTCTTTCTTCATAAGGAAGCCACGCTTCTTTAGGATGTTGATTAAATCTGAAATCCATGCAGATACATCATAGTCATCACGCTCAATAATCATTTTATTTCTCCACCAAAGCCTTATAAGAAACTGGGAACAACTGCTTAACAATCTCTGCTACTTGCTGTGCTACCAATCGCGTTTCATATTGAGTGTGTTCATCCAAACGTAATACTAGCATATCACAGAATGCCCCCAATGTTCCACTCCAGATCCATGTCGTCATCATTGACTGGGGAAGAACTATGCGTGCTTCTTCGGCACAAACCCCGCTCTCAATCATAGAGTCATAGAGATTAAGTGCATCATCGGCTACACACTTATAGGCTTCAAATGGATCATGTCGTTTGGATGAATCATATTTAAGACAACTAATCTTTTTAACAGTCTGATCTTTACTGCTACCTTGCTTCACATTATCAGCAGCCTTCCGCCAAGATTCAGGAGTGTAAAATTCAGGTTCATCCTTTACATACCGCCGACTAACTTCATTCCAAGGCATAAACTTATGCTTTACAAGCTGACGTGCTACAAACACTGGGGCTTTTACACGAACACTAATAAAGCTATGATTGAATGGTGAAAGATGCTTGTGTGTCGCAAGGTACTTAATCAACTTCTCATCTGATAGCTTTAGACGTTGAAAACCACCCAACTCATTCTTGTAAAACCGGCTCTCAGGGCTGGTATAATCTTCCTCAGGGAATTTTGATGGATATTCCCAATTACTCTGTTTATCAAAAGAACACCTTGCCGCATCTACCACAGAAAGATCATCACCACAATGGTTAATATACTCTACTTCAATCTCACTCATCCCCATTCTCCTCTAATTCTTCCAAGCACTCTTCCCAGCTAAGTGGCATCGAAGGATAAAGCTCCCAAGCTAACCCTGTAGCAACTAATTCATTATAGTATTCTTTTGTTCTTACGTCAACCTTCCAATTCATTGTGGGCTTAGTCATTGAAGTTCCTTTGGGATAAATTTATCTAGTTCTACAGCAACAAATCCTACGGGTTTAGCAATTTTACCTGAAGGTTGTCGTACAGTGTAGAAAGAAAGATTATTCAAAACAGAAGTTTCAATATAATACTCTTTATCATCACGTTTTTCAAGTTTCTCTTTGGCTTCACAAGCTTCGCAGAAAGAGTTGAAAATCTTATTTTGATTGTTGTTAATGATTTGTTGAATACCACCCTCTACATCAAACCCAGCTTTCTCAAGCATATCTAGAAGTTTAGATAGGATAACGAAGACATCAACTGCACCATCCAACAACTCAGTCATATCTCCATACTTGATTGCATCGACTGTTTCTTGTGTCTCTTCAAGCAAAAGAGCAGTCTGTAGGATTACTGCACTATCCCAATCAATCGTCCCAAACTCATGATCTTTTACACCAGCTTTCTTGTTCCAGTCCACAATTTGATTGTAGTAGTCTTGCAAGTTGTTCACACCTTCTCCTTAATTCAACGCTTCAAATACTGATTTCATAACTTCAATTGTATCATTAAAGTTCTCAAGTGTTGCATCAAAATCTTCTTCGTCCATGTCTGCATGAAGATCCATAAATAATTCTTTCTCGAACTCAACGAAGCTTACCAATTCTTCAGCTCGTTGTTTACTAATGTTCATTACACTCATCTCACTCTCCTTAATTTAAATATTGATCACAGAAATCTTTCACACTGAAGCTTTCCCAATCTTTGTATTCACCTTTACCAAAAAGCACACGTTTTTCAGAATCAAACTTGACTAAATTATCCTCCAAATCGTCCACCATCGCAAGCAGTGAATCATTTAAAATATACTTTTCATGTGTACCGACAAATCCAGCCATAAAGGGGAAATGTTTCTTTAGGAAGTATACCTTACTCCTATGATGATTTCCTTTCAGCCTTGACACAAACACAATATTAAAATATTGACTCAAAGCCTCCAGCTTCTCTACAGCACCCTTCATTGGTTCTAGGTTATCGTAAAGAGTTTCATCACGCCAGAAGTCCAAGGGATCATCTAGGAATGGTGAAGCTTTCTTGTAGAGAGTGAGAGTATCAACTACCACACCATCTACGTCAATTCCAATCTGGCGTTTGTTTGTCATTTAATTTTACCAACCAAAGCAAGTTCTAGCAACGCAAGTACGTTGAACGCCTCGTGTGCAAGGTGGGTGATATTACTCTCTTCGTCGGTGCATTCTAGCAAATCTTCCCCAAAACTACGTTGCATATTCTGTTTTACACGATGTCGTGCTGCTGCACCTTTGAAGGCATTTTCTGCATTAGGAATGGTTTTCCAATCGTTATCTTTATAACCTTTATTCTCATTAGCCCAAGTCATTACTTTTGCAATTTCATATACTGCATTGGGGAATCCAGAATCAAAAAGTTCCATTCGCACCTTACCAATTTTACGTTCTTCTAGGCTAGGGCGTTGTATGCTTGGTTCTACCAAAGTTAAATCATCATAACCAAACTGAAATTCTTGCCCAGTTTCATCTACAACTAAAGCATAATTACAATTTAAATAACTCTTACCTTGATAGGTAAACTCTCCCATATAAGGTTCAAATGAACTGTAAACTTTATCCCCTACTTTAAACTTACTCATCAATCCTCTCCTCATTCTGTTTAGCAATATTCTTCAATTTCTGTATTTGGTCGAGCATGTTCTCTTGTTGCTGTCTAATATTGTATAACTCTTTGGTCAATCCGTCAACCTCAATCTGAAGCCGGTCAACGGTGCGTAGTAGCTTAAAGTTTTCTATTTCTGCTCTCCTTATACGATATTACGAAGTAAACTTTCTTTCTTTTCCTTGCTTAACAGATTCTTATGACCTCGACGATACTGACCAGTTTTAATATTTCGGTATTGATCATATTTACCAAGATTGCTGTAAACAAATCCTTCTTTAACCCAGCCCGACATATCCGCAACTTCATCTTCATAAACTTCAAAAACAGGCAAGGTAGTTGACCATGGTGCAATCAGTTCATAAAGTTCTTGCAATGAAACAACATCAATAATGTTGTAATCTCGCATTTCTTGGATAGCTTCAGGATTTCCTTTACAGAACTCTTTCCATAAATTAAAGCCAGCAAACTTACCGTGATCTGATTTCTCAGTTTTACACAGCTTACGAGTAAGTGCAATAAGTTTGTTACTTGAGAATCCAAACTCTTTTTTACAAATCTCAAGCGTATCCAAAACACGAACAGGACTGTGGGGTGGCAGACCATAAGTGACCATGAAGCTTCTAATTTTTTTCATGTCAAAACGGCGGCCGTTATGGGCAATAATAAAATGTGCTTCATTCAAAAGTTCATGGAGTTTTTCCAAAAGCTCTAGCTCTGTGTACTCACTTACATCAAAATACATAACCTCTTCATCCTCAATCCATTTGGCTGCAAATGAAAGCAAAGAAATATCTTCTTCAATTTGATCTACAGAGAAGTTTTGATTAAATAAGCCAAATCCTTGTAGTGTCATGTACTTTGTTTCGATATCCAGTACAAGAACTCTTGGACCTTTTTTCTCTGCCGTTTGTTCAACAGTTTTAGAGAACATAGATTTAAAGAAGTCATTAACTTGAGACTTACTTTTACCAATGATATTGGCCACTGCACGACCACTAAAACCTTTGTCACGAAGACTCAAAGCCTCTTTATGCCATTCTTTATTAATCAATCCAATTTCCCCTTTAATTTCAAAACAAGTTCATATAACTCGTTATTAATTTTCAAAACAGTATCCAGTGTCTGCTGCTTCTCCCACACTGAACTGGTTACAAAGCTATCAGAAATAATCTCATTCCTAGACAACCAGTAAGCTAGAGCTTCTTCACCAGTCTCAGCAACATATTTCTTAGGAAATAACTCTCTGACGTCTCCCATAGCTAAAACCCAAACAAATAAGTGTCAATGCAACTTAGCCACACATAAGCAAATGTATAATATTGAACCAGACTATTGATAACCAGATAATGTCCGTCAAAGTTATCAATCTGTGACATTGATAGAGTAATGTTATCTTTAAGGGACATTATTTATAAGCCTCATCAAATTCTTCACTACTGAGTTGCCTAAAATAGGCAATATTTTTATCTATGTCTTTTTCAGATAAATTTCCTAGACCTTTAATTTCTAAAGGATCAACCATTACATTAAGCCTGTTTTCAAGGAGTAGTTCAAGGATCTTATCAACCTTGGCTTCTAATACACCAATTAGAATACTCAGTTCTGTATACATGGTTTCTTTACTTAGCTTGCTCATTGTATTTCTCCTGTTCTAGCACTTTACGAACAGCATCACGCCTACTTTTTGCATTCTTAGCTACTACAACATTACGTTCTTTAAGCCAAGAATCAATCTGTGATGCTTTCAGTTTCATAATAATTAATACCTCTTTTTCAATGAATGCAGATTTAATATCAATCCCCAACCTTTGACTAAGAGAGACAGCCGCATGGCAGTCAGGGCACAACTCTCTAATATCATCGAATGTGACCCATAGTATCATTTTAGACCATTCACAGAAGCTTGTCCAGTCTTTAAATCCATATCCTCCGTGTAAATGATCCACTTCACAAGCTCTGTGCTGCTTACCACACATCTCGCAGTCACTTACAAACACCTCCTTGTTATTCTTTCCCACTGGAGCTTTATACCGTCTGGACATCTTATAAGCAATCTTCACTGGTGCTCGTGACCAAATGCGACGAATCTGAGAGCGTAGCCAATTAAAATAAGCTTTCTCGTCTTTAAATATGTGTGGTACATCCTCCCAAGGTTGACGCTGATTATCCATGGTTTGCGTACTCGCCATGAAAATCCTCTCGTTTAGTCTTCAGAACTTCTTGAGCAGCCTCTACAGTCGAAAATAGCCCAAGATTGTGCATTACCTTGTCTACTTGGATTCTTGCTGCGTACTTACCAGTTGCTGGGTGGTAGGTTACACCCTTAACTCCTGTTTGACTATTATAATTAATCTTAGCGTTCTGTGCATTTTTACCTTGAGCTAAGCGAAGATTTGATTTTGAATTATCAGATCTGTCGGTATTTATATGATCAATTTCATCCTCTGGCAGCTCACCGTAGCAGAACAACCAAGCTAGACGGTGAGCTGCATATCGTTCACCATCAATTTGTATCCTATAATAACCGCTGCCCTTGTGTAGTTTATCAGCCCGTTGTCCAATCTTCACAGGAGAAAATTTACTTGATTTGTTTATCCAAGTAAACATCCCGGTGTATTCATCATAAGATAACAAGTACTTTAACCTATCTTCGGTTATACCTCTGAGTTTAATTTTATCCATCAATAATCAATCCCCAATTTATCTAATGTTGTAAAAACATGATACATCTCACCTTCCTCCCTTCGCAGATACAGAAGCTGGGCACTATCTTGCAAGAAGTCTAGGTAGTCCCACATCAGACACTGCCCTGTGTGACTAACCAACTCTTGTTTCTCAATACCATAATAGCTCTTATAAGCTTCAACAACTCGCTCAAACAAATCCTTAATTGTCTCACAACTTTCAAGGTACTTCAGAGCAGTAGCCTTACCAATTCCACGAGTTCCACCTAACTTATATTTCTCTTGAATCTCTTTTGTAAAGTTAGGAAGTCCAAGAATATTGTCCGTAGAGAGATCCCCACTTAGACATTGGCTTGCAAAACATTTAGCAGCTTCAAACGGTGTTGGAATAATTACTTCTGGAAACTGATCATCAAAGTTAAACTGAGGAGAAATTACTTGTTTGATATCTTTGTCCAAGAACCCAAGAACATATTTCCACTTGCCAGTTTTAAGAAAGTGTTTATAGTTTTCGTAACCTTTGATTGAACACCAATCGTCAACTTCCTCATCATCAACTACAACAACTTTGTTTCGATACTTCTTGATGATAGCTTCTTTAATCTCAAGGAACAATAATGGCTTGTCTTTTCGAGCGCCTTTATAGGGTAGTTGTTGGGCTATTTCGTAGCGAAAGTTACCACTCCCACCAATGCCTAGCCTGTAGTCTTGAGCAAGGTTTAAGCCCTTAATTTTACCTACAAATCGGTCAAATTGCTCTACTCCTGCGGCTACGTGATGCTCAATTTCAGGGACTAACTCAGCACACTCTTCTACTTCATAATCTTCTGGTTTATTTGGCTCAAGTCCTCTCTCAATACGTATAAGATTGTTCTTTGCAAGCTCACCACCTTCTTTCTTTTTATGGTGCCCCCAGAATGTAGTCTTGTTAGGGTAGCGTTTAGTTGCACCATCAGACTTACGGGTTACGATAATGTAATCTTGTTGCACAGACTTTGCAGCTTTAAAGACTGGAGTATCAGCATCCAGTAAGACTAGTTCGTATTTATCACTCACATAAATCCCCTTTAAACAAAAGCCCCGTTACCGAGGCCATGTTATTAAATCTTATTTTGAATATAGATCTTGAATCTCTTGTAGCTTACTAAATTCTTCAGCCTTAGCTTTCAAGTCATCTTCTCGCACTTTGGCCTTAGCTGCTTTCATAATATCTGCAACATCAGCTTTAGGGAAACCATCAGTATTGTATTCTTTCTCGTAAGTGAACTCTGATTTCAATTCTTTCAGGTCTTCTTGTAGAACCAAGATTTCTTGTTCTAGTTGATATGCTCGGTCGTACAGGGCTTGTTTCTCTTTCACAGTGTTTCTCCTTTAAGTTTTGCAATACCAAAATTAATACCATCAATGTCAGATGAGCATGTACGAATCTGTGTTTTCAGGATTTCTGCTTGTTTCTCATACTCTTCAAGATCATACTTAAAACCTTCTAGACGCTTCTCTAACGTTTGCTTAGTCGTATTAAGATAAACTACACCAATGCTCATGATTTCTCCTTATCGTAGTCGTTGAATTGCTGAACTAAGCACGCTAATCAAATCAGCTTGTTCATTTGCAATAGCTGCATTAAATGCAGCATACAGATTCTTGAGTGTTTGTGCTTCTGTTTCTGTGTTCAAGGTTACTTCAGGCATTTTGAATCCTCTAATTAATGTATAGTTTTAGATTCTTGAGCAACAATCCACTCAAGATACATTTGATGCGTTTCTTCATCAAGTTCAATACGACCATCTGAAATTAATCCTCGGTCTTGTGCCTGTTGCAGCCAAGGAACTAGAACACCATCATCTGTTACAACTTTCATAAATCTCTCCTTAAATAAGTGGCACAATCCCTGTGCCTTGTATGTTACTAAGTGCTTGATTTAGAAAGGAATATCGTCATCAAAGCTGTCAAAGTCTTTTGCTGGCTGTGGAGCAGCCTTTGCTTTTGGTTTAGCTGCTGGAGTAGGAGCTTGTGGTTCCTCTTCTTTTTCAGCAGGTTTGGCCACAGACTTCTTCAGTTTATAGCTGCCGAGAATATCGTCCTCGACACTATCAGACGAACCCTTTCCTTCAAACGGAACATGTTCAACAATTTGCATGGTGTCCAGAGTAACAGTAAGTTGACCATCCTGATTCTTATAACCAAACAACTTCAGGTTAACAACAGAGCCATTACCCACGTTCTCAGTGAATGCATTACCTTCTGTATCAATCACGTTAACGTTCATTGGCAGACCCTTCTTGCTAAACTCAGGTTTGGCAATGTTGAAGCCCCACAAACCACCTACCAGATCATAATTAGCTTTGCCTTCTTCCACTTGTGAAGATAAGGCGTATTTGATTTTCCGTGGTGGCTTACTAGTCTTGGTGATACCTACTTGTGAAAATGATTTGTTAACCATCACTTCATCCAACAAGCGATCCTTGGCCTCTTCATCCACAAAGACTGTAGCACTGAACTCTTTGTCCACGCTTTGATATTTAAGCTTTGGCTCATGCACCGCTGCATAGAAGACTACAGCATTTTTGATATAGACGTTAGCTGTCTCTAGGGTGCCAGACTTCGGCAAGTCACGAACGATCACTTCAGTTTTATTAGTCATTTATTTCTCTCTATTTTGGTGTGTATTTTATATGTTCACAATATTGTGAGATGTTCCCTTACTGTTGCAACATCCTATCGCTAGGAATTCTTTAATGTTTCGTTGGTTCTGTTTTCTTACTCTTCCCAACAGAAATATCTACAATCTCTGCCTGAGTTTCTTCCCGTTGAAGAACATCTTCGACATCTCCAAGTCCACCAAAGATATCCATCAGAGAATCTTTCAGTTGTTTACTTTGATGATCTTTCCAAGCTATGAAATCAGAATACTCCTCAAAGACATATTCTACAGTGCCGATAGAGCATTCACCAACCTTCTCTACAGTATCACGAATAGTTACTGAGCCCATGATTCATCGAACCTGCTTTTCAGACAGCAGTACAAACTCTTGCTGATAAATCTTAGCAGCGGTTTTACCAAGTTCTTGCTTTACAGTTTTAAGATATGTACGAGCATCTTTACGAGTTGATGCATTAGCATACACGTTTTGTTCATCTGCTACTACGTATTGGATTAATGTGTTCATTTTATTCTCCTTTCAGTTTAGAAATAGCTTCTTCAAGCTCTTTTGCTGCCTTCTCTGCTAAGGCAAGATCCCGAACAGTGATATTCAAATCATTGCCATAATCCTCAATGTCAAACTTAAACCTTTCAATCTTTTTCACTGTTGAAACCAAGACCTCTTCCAGCTTCTTGATAGCATAACTCATCTTCCCTCTCCTTCATTCAGCTTGATATTTAATTTACACGTATATTATCGCATGATAATGGTGTTGTGTAAAGCTTTTATACATAATTTTCGTATCTATCGATCAAAGCTCTAGCAACTCTCTCATCTGTTTGCTCAGCGGCTAGAATATACGCTTGTTTTAATTTGAAGTCAAGCCAAACCTTGTGAGCTTCTTCTGGTGTTTCATAAGCTCCTAAATTTGTATTCTTACCTGTCTCTACTGATTTACACTGCGCACGGTAAAATTCTCCTTTTTTATCATAGCTCACCCCAATAGGATAATCACCCCTACGTTTATCATGTTCTACAATAAAACTGTTAACTCTAGATTCAACAAATAAACACGTATCAGGAGAATATACCTTATTTCCAGGAATAAGTAAATCTTTATCAAGCTGCTTATTTTTCCAATCTTGTGCCATCATCCAAGTTTTAAAGACACTCAGTCTCAACCAAGATTCACACACCAGACATCCGATGTAGGTTGGGTAAACTTGTTCCGAATAACAGCGACTAAGCATATCTTGCCACTTTCTATAAAATGGACAGATCCAAATTAATTTCTGATATCTCTTACCATTTACCTTTGGACCTTCTTCGTAAAGTTTAACATTATAATCTACATCATTGATACCCACTCCAAATAGTTTTGGTTTATTCTTCTGTGTGCGTAACGCGTTCACAGTTCCTCCCTTGTTTATCTGTTACGTCCTCAGACACCGCTTCAATTAGCTTAGCTGCCTGATCAATGTAATATTTATAGTCAACTCCCCAAGAGAAGTCATTAATGTTGTTGCATGTCTTTACATTCCACTCTGTATCAATACCCAACCTACGAACCTCACCGCCCTCAACCAATGCAGGCATGAGTTTAACCAGTTTACCACCGCCCTCTTTCGCTGGATAATAACGACAGATATTCTGCTGTGGAACATCCTCTTCATCTACAACCAGTACCAGATTACTACTACGAGGTACTTTCGTGCGTAACATGAAGTCAAATTTATTCTCATGTAGGCGGATAAACTCCTCAAAGTCAATTCCATCAATCAAATGAGCCTTTACAGCCATCGGAACTACCATCGCTGAATGGTTCTTGTGCCATCCAAGTTTGTCAAAATCCATAAACTCATAAGCGCCCTTAAGCTTCACCTTACCAGACTCTGTTACAGAAATATAGTTATTCACATCACGAATAAACATCTGGCTGTATGTATCACCTTCCATTTCAAGCTTTGTAACTTCTTCCCACCACTTTACCCATTTATCAGCTTCTTCAAATTGATCAACATCAATAATGTATTCAAAACCATCAGTATTACACATGATAATACGAGCATTACAATGATCAATTAGCTTTTCCATAAGCATGCAGAGAGAGAGTTGACCACCAATAGTAATTGCCATTGTGTACGCTGGATCAAGCAAAGGACTGAACTCGTTGTTGCTATCACCATAAACACCGTTAAGTGCCAATTTCAATGCTGCGTTAGCTGCTGACCCTTTTGGTGTTGACTTACGTTGCTTATACAAATCAGAGTAAACCTTACAAAAAGTCTTACCTAAATGTTCTGGATAAGTCTGATTTGAAATAGCCATATTTGGGTAATAGCTTGCAACGTCAAGCGTCCTAATCTTACGTTTATCAGTGCTGCGAATTTGACCTTGTGTGGCTCCATGAATACCACCAACGCCGTAGTCATAACGAAAGCCATTAATCACCACGTTCAAAGTCTCAGCAACATTCCAGCACCAATAATAGCTTTTGGCTCCCTTTGGTGATTTAAGTTTCTTCTCTTCAATCCAACCCATTGGTTGTTCTTTCTTCAACTCTGTAATTTGTTCTTCTTTAGGGAAGAATGTTTTACTACGCGTTCCTTTGTAATCATCAAATCCGTACTTGGTGCAGTCGGCAAGATTACCGAGTTTCTTTTTCTTCACAACCATCTCAGCGTACTTGGCAACATCTCCAATCTGGTGTTCCATCAAATCACTAAACACACCTTTGGTCTCAGTGATTACTTGAGTTTGAAACCATTTGTGTACTGCTTGAAACTCTGGTCGATCAAATTGAATATAAGGAAACAAGCAATCCTTAATTACAATTTTGTCACGTTTAGTTTGTCGAACTTCTTTCCCAAACTCAGTTTTCCTATAGCAGCTACCGGGAGCTTCTTTCTCCAAGGTACGGATAAACAATTCCTTACCAATTTTGGTATCATTAAAGTTAGTGCAATCAAATCCAAATTGTGTAGTCAGGTCTGCACGAAGTTTTAGGTTTTCATACGAATACCAATAGAACTTTAGTGTCTCACTAACGTCATGTTTGTTATATTTGATTAATATATCTTTTTCAGCATCAGTTAACACTGTTCCAACAGGAAAAGGTAAATCCTCGATGTTCGTGGACCGCATATTGTATTCAAGCATCTTAAGAGATGTAGAGCGTGCTTTGTTATCGAAATGGTGAACCTTGAACAAATCAACCTGTTGAATAACCACGTCTTTCTCTTTGATTGCTGAACCAAACTTATTTTCTTTGCTTGAGTTAATAAGCTTCATTGCAACATCATAAAGCTCTTTTGCTGTTACTTTGAGCTTCTTATCAGTGCCATGAACCTTGCGAGCTTTCTGCAAGATGTGATGAATTACTGGATAGTCAAAGTTGTTATTGTTAAATCCTACAAAACGATGACCAGCAGATTTTACCTTGCGAAAGAATTCAAGCAGTTCTTCTACTTCATTTTTACGATCACTAATTTCAAACGCCCGCATTCCTTTACCGTTAGAGTAAACGGTAGCGAAAGTGAATGTGTTCGGGAATGTTTCAATATCAAAAATCCAATCCCCCTCAAAGAATTTCTTTTCCAAAGCAAAATCTCCTAAATTGAATGGAGGATTTTACTCCTCCTTATTTCAAAAGTCAACCATATGTGCAGGAACTTCCAATGATTCTACAGAAGGTGGCTCCAAGAACTCTTCAATGTAAGGATCAGATGTTGCAAACAAGTGAGTTGTGTTGTGATCGTAACGCAACCATCCAGCTTCACCAGTATTACCAGTACGGCGACACTTAACCAACTGTAGCTTAGTAGCTGATTTTTTAATTGGGCATTCGTTCATCTTATCACGGCTCAACAGAATAGTGTTGAATGCAATTTGGTTCAAGCTTGAGGAACCCATGAGTGAATATTCCGTCACTGCGTGCGGATTCTCTTCAGAAGGCTTGCGCATGTGGCTTACTGCCACTACACAAGTATCTGTTTCCTTTGCAAACTTGAGCAAAGTATCCATGAACTCAATGATTGCACCATTATCACTACTATTAACACCAGCCTGAACAGGGTCAATAATAATCACATCGCAATTCTCAGCTTTGGCAAGATAGTTGAGTTTATCAAAAATCTCAGATGTTGAGATGCTGCCTTGGTGATCCACATACACAAACTGATCTTTATTTGCAAGGTTCTCAAAGAATCGACTCTTAAGCGCATCAATATCTACATTGTCACGATTTACTGTACGCAGGTTCGTGCCAGCATCAAGTGATAAAAGATCACGAACTACTTCACGTTTTGTACCTTCTAGGTACATTGCGCCTACTTTGAAAGGCGTATTTTCAATCAGTGAGTAAACAACGTTGTTGATAATTGAAGACTTACCAATAGATGTCAAAGCACCAATGATAGTAATTTCACCCTTCTCCATACCACCATTCATCATCTCATTAAGATGCGACCAAGAAGACGGAAAAGGAATCTTTACGTTGTTGTCCTCACTCTCAAAGTCATCCCACATCTGACTAAGGTGTAACACGTCTACACGACTAAACGGTGTGGCTTTCCAGAAGAGTTGTTTTAGTTCTCCTGAACGACCAGCTTTAACCATATCCGATGCATCTTTAACGCCTTGTGGGAATTTTACAATAAAGCCTTTACCCGGACTCAAAAGACGCGCTGCTTCCTCAACATATTTTTGAGCAGAATCATCATTATCAAAAGCTAGAACAACTTTATCAAAAGAGTTGATATATTCAAAGTTAGCCTTAAACTGCTTGATGATACTTCCGTCACCACACGTTACACTGACAACCGGCGTCCAATATTCTGTGCTTTCTTTCTTAGAGTAAAGAGCTTGTGCGAAAGCTAGGGCGTCTTCTTCGCCAGTTGTCACCACAAGGTATTTCTGACCAGCTTCAAATACTGACTGGCCAAACAGTTCATTTACTGCTTTAGTGCTACCAATACCAACAAAGTCCTTTGGATTCAAACGTTTCTTAAACCCTACAACTTTACCGTCAGATGTTGATGGATAGTATCGAGCAACTACATCGAAATTGTTTTCTACTTCTGTATGGACACCATACTTTGTACTTACTGGTTGACCAATACCACGTTCTTTCCAACCGCGAAATGGAATTGATTGAATACTTGAAAAGTCTACTACTTCGGACACTTTATTCCTCCCCTCTTTAATTTTAATACCAACTTCTTCCAACTGTGAATGGTTGAAATAGTTAGTGCAAACGAAGCAGAAAGCATCATTTACCTTCTTACCGTCAATTTCTTTTTCATAGACAGCCATCCCATCAGAGGATGAACAGTCATCTCCAATACAGGCGGCGTGATAAAGAAGCTCTCCATCTGGTCGCTCTTGCTTACTCAAATCATCTCTCCCATAATCTCTAATCCCACCTTAATTCAAATGCTTTCAAGAATAGCTAATGCTTCCTTAACACTCTCACGAACATTCTCAAGAGTGTCTTCAGCATCTTGACCTTCCTCAACAGCCTTATCCAATTCCTCTTGACTACACATCCCCTCCATAATCTTGCTAACAAACTCAGTCAAATCCATATTCCCACAAAACAGAATACCAGAATTAGAGAGACTTAGCAACTCATCTTTGGAATAGATGTTGAGGTTAATTTGTGAGATGTCAATCATCACAGCCTTCCAATAAAATTAAAGGTTGTAGAATGTAGATACTCTGTTCATTGAATTTCTTTTCAGAAAATTCATCATCCTTATAAAGCCACTTACTCCAATTCCAAAAGCTTGACTTTGCACCTGCTTCTGATTCATACAAACCTCCCCAACGGGAGCCATCTCGTGAATCAATAATACACCAACCTTCAATTCGATGTGTCATGAGCTATCCTCTTAAATACTACAAGGTTTATTTAGCAATTGTTCATCGCAACGTTTTAACCTAACCTGTTCTTCCATACTTTCATCAAGCTCTCGTTGACGGATTCTAGCTTGCTCTAATCTCTCTAAACCCTCTTCATTCAATTCCTCTATTTTTGCAAGCTCAATTAGTTTAGATAACGTCATTGCAAAATCTCCTTATTAACACTGTCAAGTAATTTATTCAACTGAGCCAAAGCACTACGTTTACTAGTCTCAGACTTCACCTTAACATCCATTGTATTTACATAATTAATGCAAGTCTTGACACCAGCACTCACTTCAGATAGTAGCACAGAAGATGCGCCAGAATTACGAAAGTGAAGATTATAACCCACTTGAATCAAATCTTCAATCCATTGCTTATCTTCCTTGTAAATATTCTCAAGGTATTCAAACGATCCTTTAAACTCACCCCGAGTTTTAGGAACAAGATTCTTCCCAATGAGATATTTACCGAAGGCTGTCACATACTCAAGACCAGAATGAGTGGAATTACTCCAGACCTTCTTACCTTCTGTTTGTGAATAACTCAAACCTTCTTTGAATTCCATACCAAGGCTTTCAAACTTCTTAGCCAACAATGATGCTACAGCATTTGAACGAGAATAGCTGTACAAAGGAACGTCAGAACGTCCCGTAAGAAATCCTGCAACAATGTAAGGATTACCTGAATCTTGACGAATGTGACTACGATCAATCAGCAGAGGTTCTGAATATGTCAATTCCTCTTTGTATTGAGCTTTCCATTTCTGAATAAACTTACGGTATGCAAATTCTTCTTCCAAAGAATCCCAAGTACGTTCGTCCTCATCTGCCCCATCAAAAGTGTTATAAGTGCTGAGCTTTTCAAGCTGTTCTTGATACTCCCCAACAGAAATACTCTCACCTTCGTCAGAACGATACTCAATAAGAACGTTTGTGGTATTGATAGAGCGAACATTCTCAACATCTTTAGCTGCAATCTGGTGTTTATTGTTGTAAGAGCCGTAGCCAGTATTACTGACAACTTCACCATCCACAAGGAAGTTGCCATATGGAAGCTCAACGATGTTTACGCCAAGATCATCAATAGAAATTACTTTCAATACTTGTGTTACTGATTGTGGTACGCTCATTACTGATTCTCCTCTTTAAGCCTTTCAAGAATTTGATGAAAAATATCTGTCCCTGCGAACCACTCTTTAGTGTTCTCTACATTCAGACCTTCATAGTCCAAACCTTCCCACATTTGGCTTAGTTCCTCATCCAGAAGTTCTTGAATGGAATTACAAACTCTCATCACATATTCCCCTTGTACAATGGGTCAGCCAAATAAATCTCTTCTGGTGCATCAGGCCACTCTTCACGCAATGCATCGAAGTCCCCTTCATTCCAGCAGCGTAGGAATTCTAGAGGCTCTTGATTGTAACCTTTACAAAGCATGTAATCAATCACAGCATTGTAAGTGGCTTCTGTCTTACCCAACTCATCAAGAGCTTCTGTGTGTAGACTAAAGAACATATCGTCATCCGGTCCACCAGCCTCAACAAGCTTGTGGATTTCTTCTTCACTCATGTCTAGGTAGTTCATTCTTCAATCTCTATTCCCAAAAGTTTCATAGCTTTATGTTTCCCATCAATCCAATATTGATTCTCAGGATCGCCTTCATTGATTTCATCTTCTTCAACGTACCAACGAAGCATCTCCTCAAGATCATCAATCCGGTTCAGCATAGCTGCTGTCAGATTATCACCAATCATGTTCTGCCAAAACTCACCGTGTCGATAAGCCTTTAGAGAGCTTCCATCATGAGCTGCTTGAACTTCGTATTTACCATCATCAAATGCGTACTTTTTGATTTCCATCACATTTCTCCTCACCAATTAATTTCAATACGATCAATAATACTCGTAAAATTCTGTGCAGTCAAGGCATTTTGATTTCAAGACCTTTGTCTGTCAGGTAGTACATTGTAGGCTCATCGGACTCTTCATAAAGCTCATAGCCGATGAACTGTTTATCTGAATTCTGTTCAGCATACGGAGCAACCCAGTCAAAGAAAGATTCGATTTCTCCCTCGTAATTTTTAAGGTCACTCCGGTTCAACAGAAACCATTGCTTTGCAATATCATCATACCAAAATTTACCAACGCAGCTAGGCATATGGTAGTAGGAGCTGCAACGGAGCATGAAGCACCAACGAGCTTTTGTGAACAGCCCGTGATCTGGTAATGTTTCAGGATCTTCTTTTTCACCCATCATTGCAGCGATTGTGTCAATCACGCTTTGTGGAGTCTCTGGTTTAAAGCTAATTTTTACGTAAATTTCTGTGTACATACCCATGTTGTCTCTCCCATCTATTGATTAACGTAGACCAAGATTATACCCCATCCCCATACCTGTCAACACTCCTATGCAAAATAATTTCTCTAAATTTCCTCTTGACTCCTGTTGGTTTGTTGGGTACTATGAGGGCTGTTGGATAAATTGATGAGGAGAATTTTTATGGAAGACAAGAAAACAGTATACGCTTTCAACAAAGGTGACTTGAAGGATCTTTTTGAGTCAATGTCCTATGATGGCTGGATTCACCTACCTCTGTACATCTATGAACGGTTGCAAGAGGAAAGTTTTAAAGATAAAGCTTGGAAAAAGACTTGTGAAGACAACGGCTGGCAGTTTCCCACAAAGGAGAATATGAAATGAAACGAGAAATTGAATACTGGTACAACACTGTTGACCAAAGCTGTGGTTGCTGTCACATGAGCTTTTCTGAATACTCTGTGTGGGAAGATGGGATTTTGGTCACAGATGACTATAGCATTGAAGTATGTGAGAATGAAGAGGATCTGAGAAAATATCTGGCTCACCTAGAACCTTTCAGTGTTTCTCCTAATAGTCGGTGGTTTTGATTATGAAACAAATCACAGCAGAAGATGTTCGCAAGCTTCGTGAGGAGACTGGTGAAGGACTGATGGCTTGCAAGAAGATTCTTGAAGAAAGGTGTGCAGCGGAAGACAAGCAAGAGATTATTAATATACTTTATAAAATGGAGTTTAGTGAAGATATGTTAAAAGTGCTGGGTTATTTGGTGAGGAAAGCATAATGAACAATCTTAAAGCTTGGCACGTTACACATCTACACGCAGGAAAGAAATACTGATCTGTTGTCTTGAGTAAGTCTCGATACCTAGCCTCAACATATGTTGAAGGTGAGGTGCTGAATGTAGAAGAATCTTGGGGTAAACCTATCCGTGAAGGTGGTATCATTAGTAGCAGTGGTTGGGCTATGTATTTCTTTGACAACCACACAAAGAAAGATTATGAAGTGAGTGATGAGTGGAAACAATACTTGATTCGTAGGAATTTTGATGATGGGGTCGAGGATTAACTGTATGGCTTTTATACCCACAGACGTTGGGCATTTTAACCCCATGGCTCGTGGGTATAAACACCTCAATAGTTATATTGAATAAAATAGATAGAAGTAATAAGATTGAAAAGAAAAGAAGAGTGAAATTTAAGATCGGAGTAAGGCATGAGCAAAGCGAAGATCTTTTTCTTTTGATTGCATATCAGCATTATTTTACTTGTGCAAGGCTTTAGATTGTTGTATGATTCACCATTGTTTGGTGCAAGAACGAAGTGAAGAGATATAAATAAGCCGTGGGTATTTTAACCCTACGGTATAGGTACAGAATCCTTACGGAGAAATAAAATGAGTCTTTTTGTCCCAAAACACCTACTTATGTGGATAGATCAGAATCGTGGAACCCAGTCACGGCAGTCATTTATCCTACAGTGTGTTTTCAAAATTATGGAGGAACCAGTGAATAATAAATAAAATCAATTAGTATATAAAAGATAATAGAAAATGAAAAGAACTTTAAGTACTGGAGTAATATATGAAAGACAATTCAAATCAATTTTTAATGGTTCCCTATAATCTACTAAGTGCAGCTGGATACGTAAAACCTGATGGCGAGTGCAAAAAGATGAACTTGACAGACAAGATTATCTATGCACACATTCGTAACCGTTTTCAATTCTTTAAAAGTTTAGGTAAAGAATACTTTGACACACAGCAAGCTATTGCCTCTGTGTGCAATATGGATATTAAGGCTACCGGAAACATCCTACGTAAGTTTATTAAAGAAGACTTGACAAAAATATACAAAAAACCTTACGGAAACTTTGTCAAGAATGTTTACATTGATGTGCCGCCCTTACATCTTTGGTGGAAAGACAAGCCTGTTAGCGCAATATTTATTGACGATTATGAATACAAAACACCAGAAGATTTTGTTGACAACCTTCCTGATGTGAATTACTATCCTGAAAGTGTTTTCAAAGCGGACGATTTGGAGTATTAAAATGACCAAACAAGAACTAAAACAATTTGACGAATCCTACAAATGGTGGGCTGACTTTCTAGCTGCTCGTAGGGAAGCTATCCATGCTATGCATCGTCTAGGTAAATCGTTTGAGGATATTCAATCGACTTTAAGTCTTACCTATCCAGAACACGCTAAGGCTATTTGGACTGGTACAAGCTCTATTCATGAGGAAGAATAAATGAAATCTAATATGAGTGTAGCTGTAAAGTTTCTTGCTGGCACATCTATTGAGCAAGCTGTTGAAGAAGCTAAGATTAAAGCATCCGATTGGTCAGTGGCCTATATCACTTTTGACTTTAATGGTGTTAAGATGAACATTAGGTCAAACACAAGTCTTATTGAAGCTGTGGATAAATTCCATGAAGAGTTGCAGTCAGGAAAAGATCATAAATTTGTATGTTGTTAATCAAGCTCTAAATAACCGTATAAATCAAAATTATTCTAGGATTTATGCGGTAAAATATACCCTAGAAGCCTTGCAAAGCTATTCTCTGTGGGATAGACTGTGTTGGTCAATTAAACGTATTTGGGAGGTGTGAAATGAGCAGGAAAGAAGAACTAATCGAGTGGTATAAAGATGCCTTTGATTACTATGGTGAAGCCCTACAAGAAACTGTATCAGATTATTGGCAAGAGAAATATGGTGATGATTCTTGGGAAGAGTTTCATAGCTTAGATGGAAAGCTTAAAGTTAAATTCTATTATGAAGGAGAAGAATGATGAATCCAGAATATAAAATTAAGTACGCAATCCTTTCTCTTGATTTTGCTTGGGATGAAAAAGAAATTCCAAATAATCTGACAGAAGAACAGATTGAAGAGTTGTGGGATGAAGCTGAATGTCTTACAGACGCTAAGAGCGAGATTCGTTGTTCAGGTATTCCCACAGGGCTTCCTTGTGATTACTCTCGACATTACGAATCAGAAGCTGTAGCTATTCAATGTCCAAATGGTGAATGGGTTGGATTTACCTATTGGTCAGGTGGTGGTAAGTGGGGTGAACCAGACGCAATTGATTGGATTCAAGACGCATATGATGTAGACTGTGTATCTGAGGAAAAGCTTGTGATGGTACACACATTCAGTAAGAAAGATTCAGAATGACTCAGCTAAGTCAATGCCAAGGCACATCCTGCCCCGTAAAACATAAATGTCAACGCTACCTACAAACCCCTCTTGTGAAATATCAGAGTTACTTATGCATGATTGTAGCTTGTAAGGATATGAACGAGAATGGGTGTAAATTCTTTATAGAGAGTGAGGAGAAAGAGAATGCAGACTGAACTAGAAAGGCTTCGTCAAGAAAATCAACTACTTCGTAATGCATTCAGTAGTGATTTTGACCTAGATGCATGGTTAGATTGGAAAGTGCAAGTCAAGGAGCTTATCAAGAAAACAAAGTACAACGAGTGCCTTTCTTGTGCAGAAGATGCAGAGGCTTTAGGTGCCCAACATGTTGCGGATTATTTGAGAAATTATGCAGAAAATAGGCTAATAGTAATCCTTGACACACCCCTAAAAACCACCTAAGCTATCCCTACACACAGAATATTGAGGAGAGATGTTATGAAAATTGGTGATGAAGTACTGGTTGTAGCTAAATATTTACCTTCGTGCTGTCTAATTGGTACGATTATACGTATCGAAAGTGAAACATTAACACCTTACGTGGTACAATTTGATATTGATGGCTACATAGATCATGATTATTTTCAAAAAGACGAATTGGAGCTAGTGCCATGAAACAACCACGTAAATCAGCCACTGTGTCCGTCAAAGCATCTCAACAACAAATCCTAGATGCACAGAAATGGCTACAGTTTGTAGCCCATTGCCAAATTGCATGGCAAGATCTTTCACCAGCTTGGCAAGAGTTTTATTTTGCTATGGGAACGACAGAATGCACTTCTGATGAACTGAACAGTCTTATTACGATTGCTATTGAAGGAGATAAAGAATGAACATTGATCTTGGTTGGCTCGGTAAAGTTGTACTGCAAGAACTTGAAACACCTTGGCTTGAATCAGACCACGGGGAAGTTTTCGAGATTACACACGATGGATACACAGAATCAGGCATCCGTGTTCACGCTGTCCTTGATAGACACACCCACCGAACTTACCCAACAATTTGGAATAACGCTATATTGATTAAGGACTGGATGCAATGAAATTCTTAATCTGTTTCTTCAAACCTTGTGATAAAGTTATTGAAGCCAGCGTAGAAACTCATGTATACTGGTCTTGTTCACGCTGTTCCAACGATAATTACAGAGATAGATAACCATGAACATCCTACAATTACGTGACACACTTCGCCAAGCAGAACAAGCATACGCTAAAGCTAAAACTAGCTTGGACGGGAGTGTAGAACTGATTAATGCAAAGTCAGCTTTGAAAGATGCAAGGTTTAATTATGCAGAGGCTTGCCAAGATGTTGTTGAAGAGATGATAATGATGGGGGAATTGAAATGAATCCTAAATATTCAGAAGGGGAATCTGTTATTTTACAAAGTGTATCTTCACCAGAAAGTAATGGTGAGTATACAATTCGTCAAGTAGTAAAAGAAGGTGAAATGTACAAGTGTAGGTATGCTGGATGGGAAGTTATTAATGCTGAGGGCTTAGGCTATATTCTTGAGGAAATTATAGATGTTTCACAAGCTGATGATGGTACACCCATTGAAGGTATGTGGGCAGAGTCAGCCTTACGCAAAAAACACGAACCTTCACAAATGTCTTTCCAATCTCTTATCCAAAGTGTCAACAGTCCAGTGAAACAAGAGAGTTAGCCATGAAACTCCTAAAAGATATAACAACAATATTCATTATTCTATTCACATCTATCATAGCCTTGGGAGCAATTGTTGTTCTCTTTAAGGCTATTTTTGGTTCAATGGCTAATCTATTTGTGTGTATTGTGCTTGTGTTGGTGGTGAGTGTGGTGTATTCTCTTGGAAGGTTGATTGTTAGGGAATATAAGTGATGGACATTCAGTATTGTTTGGAGAAGGCTAAGACAATCCCTTTCGTTAAGGGACAGAAGCGTTTGTGGACAATAATTCTTGACAAACGCAACAGATTAGTCAGCGAATCAGGAAATAGCTATTCTCAAACACATACGCAAATGTTTCATTATGCTAGACGTACAGGTACACCAAATAAATGTTACCTTCACTCAGAGATTGCAGCTTTGCTAAAAGATCGTAACAGAAAAGGTTGCAAGATCATTACAGGACGTGTAGACTCTTTGGACAAGGCTTGCTTGGCAGCACCTTGTCTAGCCTGTCAGCTTGCAATTAAAGAGTTTACTAACATAAAATCCGTGGAGTATTCGTTATGAAACTATCTTTTGAAGAGATTGAAGAGCTACTAAGCCTTTTACCTTTTGTTGCTGTAGAGTTGTGGGGAAATTCTGGACACGTTTTACAAGAACGAGCTAAGAAATTAAGTAAAACTATCGAAGATCGTCGTCTTTCAAATAGTTCAACTGGAGAAGCTTAATGACTCCCCTAAAATCCCTAAAACAAATTCTCCAAGAACATCTAGAAGTGTGTCAAGAAAGCGAAGCATACAAAGAGAGCATTTGTGATCCTCAGATGCAGTCACGTCAGACATCAATGAGCTTGATTTTAGGAGTGGAATGAATGACACGTAAAATTATTCAAATCTGTATGACAGGGGTTGAGAATGTACAAGAAACTCAGTGCAATTTCGTGATGACGGCCTTGTGCAATGACGGTACGGTGTGGAATCGTTACGGCCACCAAAGTAATTGGCTTAGGATCGAGGATATACCACAAGACTTGCGCAGAGAACCTTATGCGGATCTACCACCAACCATAGTACGGGGTTAATAAATGCACGACTTTTCAGATTATGACATTGATTGTGAAATTAGTGGCTACGCAGAGTATAATAAAGATTACAATGACTATGTAGTGAAAGTTCAGTTCCTAGAGGCTGTTAGCCTTGTGTTCTTTACTAAAGAAGATTTGCTACATCTATTGAAAATGCTAGAAGAAGGAGAAGACCGGTGATTATTTGGAATAGTTGTAAAGATGTTATGCCAGATACAGTTGGAGAGTACCTAATCTCTTATGACTATCTTGGTCGCCAGTATTTGGATATCGCTTATATTGAGGATGATGTGTTTGTAATTGATGATAAAGAAGAACAGCCTGAGAATGTTACACATTGGTCAGAACTTAACAAACCACTTGGAGTTGTGACATGCACAAACAATATACACTGGGAGATGTAGAGAAATTACAGGAATCCCTCAAAGAACGTGTATTTCTAAACAAATCACGTCAGGTATTTGAAGAGCTTTTACTAACCCGTTGGGAATACCATTGTGATCCAGATTTTGAAATCAATGAAGACACCGGTGAATACGAAGATGAGCTTGTGAGATTGGCTTGGATAGGTTATTATTTAGCTTGGAATAAGTGGAGTAAATAAATGAGTTACAAAATTGTTTGGCTTGAAGATCAACATGAGTGTGAGACCTGTGGTTATTCATATGCACAGGGTTATAAGATTTATAAAGATGACATTCTTGTGGTCGACAAAGAACCAGGTGCCTCATGTTTTAATTCTTTAAATTATGATCATAGCAACGCAGCATTTGATATTCTGAATCTTGAGAGTATTCAGATTGAAATTGTAGACGGAGAAAATGAAGAATGAAATATTATGTCTATACTTATCGCCAATACAGTGAGTGTGATGTAAACACATTTGACACTAAAGATGAAGCCTTAGAATACGTAAGTAAACAAGATCCTGAAGACGGTGATGGTTGGTGTCAGATTATTCACGGGGAAGAGGTGAAATATCGCATCAAGCGTGTAGCTTATGAGGATCTGGAATGAAAACCCACTATGAAATTGTAATCTTTGAAGGTACTGAATCTGATCCAGAAGAATACTCACAGATTGCTTGTGGTATGCAGGTTGTTAATAAAATGACAAAGTATTCTGATCAAGTTACGTGTAAGAAATGCTTGAAAGTCATTCAGAAGCGTGTTATAGCTAGTCTTGTAACCCTTGGTAATGATGGTATTGGTGGGGCCAAGATGACTAGTAATAAAGCAGAAAATTCAAAACTAATTCTTGAACTATTGGAAAGGAGTAAGCTAAAATGAACAGCACACAAATAGCTTGTATACAAAAACTTATCAACACTCTTCAGGAGTGTGAAGGCAACGGATTGACATTCTCTCATACATCCCTCCGATTAGATGTTGAAGATGATGAGAGTCATTATTTAAGTTATCTATCTGCCCAAAAGCTATTTGAACTTCTTGATTTTATTGATGGGTGCGGTGTGTTTAAGAATAAAAACGAGGATATTGTTAGGGATGCGCAATACCAAATCTTTTGTGATGATGGTAGTCGCGTGGGCGATAACATAGCCTATGCCGAATTTAAAAATAACGTGTTGACTAATATTGAAATTATAAAGTGAAGAATTAAAATCCTAAACCTCCAGCAATGCGGCAATGTAGATCAGTAAAAAAGCTGACTTTAATAACATGGAAATCTATCAAAGACTGACTACCAATAGATATTATTGTGTTGAGCAGTCTTTTTCTTTTGGGTATTATTAATCCATCGAAAGCAGACAATCATTGAGGAATTCAAAATGACAAACTTCAAATTCTATGTTCAATCCAAGATTGGTGCTGTCAAAGGTAAAGACGGCCTGAACTATGACACTTGGAGCTTTGATACTAAAGACCAAGCACAAGCCGATAAGAAGATGCAAGACTTGATTCGTAAAGAAGGGCTTGATCCAAGCCGTGTTAAGAAGGAAGTTTAAATGAAATACACTTGGTCATCAAACATCCTATCCCAACTAAAAGACAGCGGCTTCACTGTCCACAAAGACTTGAAAGAGAATCAATGGGGAGTCTACAATGATAGTAACAAGGATAGTAATTCTCTATTGATTCGTTCACGTTCATTAGGGGATCTTATGAGAGTGGCGAGTAAAGAGTTTGGATTAAAGTGAAAAGAAAGGGTTGACAGGTGTTCTGTGTGGAGTATACTTAAGCCATAGGAAAGGAAAAGCCTTTCTAAAGATAGGAATCACAGCCATGAAATGCTCAATCGAAGACAAACGCAAAATCCTCGACTCTGCCAACGGACGTATCTTTTCTTGTGTTTTTATAAAGAAAGATGGTAGTATGCGCGAGATGACAGCTAAAGCTTGGATGGAAAAATCTTTCACGTATGGCTCTGCCAATGCACGGGCTAATACAGTGGCAGCACGTCCAGAATATTACACTGCTGCTGAGATTGGTTCTGGTGAGTTTAGGAATATTAATTTGTCAAGCATGATTGAAGCTAAAGTTAATGGTGTTTGTTATAAATTTGGAGAAGAGTGATGATTAAATTAACATGCATCAAAGACGTAATCATGAACACTGGAGTAGTTGCTTTCAAAGCTGGAGAGGATTATAATTTCAATATGAATTGTCATGGGGAAATCTCTAGGACAACTGAAAACGGTGTTCATATGTTTAGCCCAAAAGGCATTGATGCTTGGACAATTTATTTTAAATATTCTATGGAGGTGGGTAATGAGTGAAATGATGCGGTACCACGCTGGAAACATTGATAAGGATCGCGAGGTTTACCTGGCATCCGACTTTGACCGGGTAACCGCCGAGCGTGACGCCCTGCAAGCCCTGCTGACCGCAACGGATGAGCGTAATGATGAGCGCGATACTGAGATTTCTGCGCAGGTAGAGAGAGCCCTTCGTAGATCGTTCAGCCTGGGCCAAATCTATTGGCAGCAGGCGGATTCAGATTTTACATACCAGCAGAACAAATCCAATCAGACGATGGAAGTTCAACAGCAGCATATTTTGAATGTGCTGAAGTCATTGAGTGCGGCACTCAAGCCAGCAGAGGGTGGTGGTGATGACTAACACAGTGAAAGTGCCGCGTGAGCTTCTGGTGCGGCTGTGCAACCTTCACGCTACAGGATGGGAAGACATAGAGCCTGAGATTAAAGAGCTGCGCGCCCTGCTGGATGCGCCTGCCGACCCATTCAACGCGCAAGGCTGGAGCATCGACCACTCCGCAGGGCGTCCGATCCTGATGCACAACAGTTGCAGCGTGATCGAGGCGGAACAGGCGTATGGCCTTCTGGAGCTGATCAAGTCAGCCGCCCAGCCCCAGGGCGAGCCGGTGGCGCACTGCCTACTCCGGCTGAATGGTGCAGGTGAATGGATAAATGATGCCAAGTCGTGGGCAGATGGAGCCCCGTGCCAAGAGATTGTGTCGGAATGCGAAAAGCATTCCGAGCTTTACCGCGTGCGCCTGGCCTACGCCGAGCAGCCCGCGCCGGTAGCGGTGGTGATGCCTGAGCATCGTGATTCTAGTCTGGACAATCCTAACTACAGTCATGCACGGGGCTGGAACGCCTGCCTTGATGAAGTAACCAGACTGAACCCTAAATAACGATTGACAACCCCTAAATCTATGCCATACTACACCACATAAAGAGAAGGAAATAAGTCTTTCTCTGTTGATACCGTAAGTTTAGGAGGTTTTTGTGTCTGGTATGGGTCATTTTGTTTGGTTTATTCTTACTTTGCTTACAGGCTTTATTGCACTACCGTTCTGGATTTTGGCTGCATTGATCTGTGGAAGTAGTCGTAAGAAAGAAGAACGAGCTATGAATAAAGAACAGCTTGAGTTATTGAGGCAGTTGGTTAAGGAGAAAAAGTGATGAGTATGAAATATGTAGCTGTGTCAACTATTACTGAGTTTGGGGATAGTGATGTATTCTGTATTGACTTCTATAAACCTGAAGATGTAGTTGTTTCAGTTGAAGACATGATGGACGAAGAGTTTGCATGGGTAACTGAATTCAAAGTACATTGCTCATGGGGACAAGACATAGAAATTGACATTGTAAAGGCTCTAAATAAAGCACGAGATAAGGCTAAAGAGCAACAAACATAACAGAAATAATCTGAAATTTCTTCCAAAGGGCCCTTGCGGCCCTTCTTTTGTTTGTGTAGAATTATCCTAACGAAACAGAAAAGCTTTTGAGGTGTGTCATGACAGCAGGTCGTTTGTATTGCATTCAGAGCTGGAACAACGCCAGTGAGACGAGTGGTGAGCAGATTGGGAATCGCCTTGCTCAGTCTCGTGGCTTGCACTTCAATCGTGACGGCTCGGCTAACGTTGCCTTGTATGCAGAAGATCAAGACAACAAACGTAAAACCTCTATCCCTTTGTCTGATAGGATTCTCCCACAGAAGAAACGTCTGTCTACACTCCGTGACCAACTGATCGAGTTGGAAACAGAATACAAAACCACAGACATGTCAATAGAAGAATATAGCACTCTTCGTGACATTTTGATGGTGAAGATTAATCGTGCAGAGGTGCTTTACAAGAAAGCTGTGTCAGTCCGTCCTACACAGCCTCAAGAATCAATCGGAGAAGATGAATTACCGATAGAATCAACCTATGAAATCAACGATATCCATTCAGCTAACTCAGTGTGTGGTGTAGGGATTATCGACGATTTGAGTGATGAAAATTGCCTGAAACTATTTTTACAAAAGGCTTGCACAACAGTTAAAACTTTAGTAAAGTGGTGTCAACAGGCAAAAGCCTATTACCAAACGCTTAAAGAGGTGTAAAATGAAAGGTTATAAACTATACAAAACTGAGCCTCATTCCTACGGCGAGACTAAATATTACCAACGTCGAGTGGATACTGATGAGGGCTTTAAATACCCATTGTGTCTGTGCAATGATCGTGTACATATCAATATTGAGGTATGGTCTCTTAACATTTCTGGTACTGATAAAATCAGTTGCAGCATTGAACTTGTCCACGAAAATAAAGAAGGTCAGTGGTGTGATCTTAAGATTTATTCTTTGACAGAAGACGAGCTTTGGAATAATATTAAATCGCTGGAAGATAAACTGTTGGCTATGTGGGGAGTATTTAGTAAATGAACATCCTCCCAAATGACATTGTATACGTCTCAAATAAATCCTCTACAGCTGTTGTATTGTGTACGTATGGGGTTTACAATAAGCACAACAAGACACAAGCTTGCCTTAGGACTCCAATCGACGGTAAGCGTTATTGGAACATTAACGATTTGAATAAGGTGGTGTGAGATGATTACGGTTTAGCTACTATCCTTTGCTCCATTGCTTTAGGGATTCATGTTACAGAAGAAAACTGGTGGGGGACGGCGATAATGTTTGTGTTGATTACCATGAATACTTTACTTCTGACAGAACTATTACCTTAAAGGAACAAACCAAATGAAACACATCCAACAATACACTGAACACGCTACATTCCAGAAATTCGTTAAGACATCTAAGCGAGATGGTGTAGAAGATTATAGTGATAAGAGCAGTAAGCGTAATGGCTACAGCAAGCAACGATCATTTAAACGAGATATGTGGAGTGTTGAGTGATGATTAGTTACGAAGAATTTCTTAAAGCACCGAATGATGTGTTGGAATTTCGTACACAGTATTGTGGAGTTTTCAAGAAAGACAACCGTGCGAGACAGAGCCTTAATAATACTCTTGAAACAAATTGTGTGGCTGTGTATAGGCACGAGAGTAAATATAAACAGCAATGGGTGAAAGATCATATTGACTGGGATGGTGAGACATTCTATGTTGTAACAGCTAAAGGGAAGATTCTCCACCATATGAACTCAGAGTGGGGCGGAATAGGTGTAGCAAAATGACTATCAAATTCATTGAAAACAACACATACACTTTACAAACTGACAAGGGGCTTGCCCCATACAACAGTGTTAAAGTAGTGTGCACGTGGGTGACATATAACACAGCTTACTTTAAACTGTCTACAGACGATCAATCGTTAGGTTCAGATTATAGGGTTGATCTCCAAAGTAAGAAGTTGCACAAGTGGAATAGCAAAGTGTGTTCATGGGATTTGATTGAGAATACATTGTCTGAGGATACAGTAGAGGATGTGTGGTCAAAAAGGATGGGTAATGACTCTGATTATTATTCTGGGATTGGGCAAGGAGACTAAGAATGAATACAATTGACAATGGTGTAGAAAAGTTTATCAGTGCTGTAAAGATTGATACAGAAGAGCGCTTAGGTTGGGAAGTGACTTTTATTGATTATTATGGTAAGGAATGTAAACGTCTGTTGAGTCACTGGCAGGATGTTGAACGATTTAAGTCTGAGAAATATTACTGGACAGAGTGAAAATAAACACTTGACAACATCTTAATCCTACTCTAGAATTCACCTATCAGAAACACAATTCTTAGGGGATTACACAATGTCAATTGTTCCTGTGACACTTCAAATCTTAGATCAACTTTTTAGCTTCCCAACAGGCTTTGACATTATTGCTTCTTGTATTGAGGATTGGTGGGAATCTTATAAATTTATCCAGAGATTGAAAATAGTAGGTTGACAACAGCATAGCTCTGTATTAGTATATCTATACAGACAAAACAAACGAGAACAAAGACCATGAAGCAGTTAAGAACCCCAATGTTTACAATGCTTGATGGCTCAGAAGTTGTTCTATTCCAACCGTATTGGAATGCTTATACACATAAGCTGTTCTTAGTGTTAGGAGACCACGGGATGTATTGTCCAGTCGTATTCGACTGATCCTGTAGTTTTTGATTAATTAAAGGAGGTTTGGTATGCAAATTCTTACTGATGAGATTAGGACAGCAAGAAAACATCATAAGTGTGATGCTTGTTATTGGTGGGATAGAAGCAACTTCGGTAAGGAAGATGTTACAGCAGACGAGTGGTTAATTGTTGAGGGATGTAAAGCTGATAACTATAAAGTAATACCACAATCAAAATATAAGTATACATCATTTGTTTATGATGGTATGATTCAGGTATTCAAAGGCAGACTAGATATGGACAAGATCTGTATTAAGTATGACCTGTATCCAGAGGAATAACTCATGTACTCCCTAAAAGACATTGTACGAATCAATGACATCCTTTCTGACTATCACGGTGTTAAGTGTGTTGTTGTGAAGAAAGGAAAGAAGTATTATGATGTAGAGACATTGAACACAAAGACTCGGATTAGAGTGGTGCAAGAGCAGATTATTGGGAGTGTTAAAAATAAATCAAAATAAACAGTTGACACACAAAGCCAGCGGTGTAGAATAGAACACATAGGAAGAAGGAACAGAATGTTCCATAAGAAAACTCCTAAACCATAAGAGAATGCGACCATGGCACTTAAAGAGAATATCTATTCAGTCGATAAGAAAACAAACACAATTGTTCGTGTATCTCGTACATATCTTTCAGCCATCCAATTTGCTGATTATGACACTATGTACATTTGCACTTCTGTGTTTCAAAACCTTAAGAAAGGTGATGTGATGGTTGATGTTAAGGAAGTGCTGTGATGAACACTGAATCTTGGACACCACTTTATCTTGACTACATCACCCACTATGGCGATACACAGAAGTCTTTTA